TTATCTTGTAATTCTTTATTTTTTATAATTACATAACCTAATGAACCCATTCTATTATGTTTTTTAAACATATCGTCATTATCTTTTGATGTTGTACACCATTTTGTTCCTGCGCCATACTTACAAGAAGCCTCAAAAGTTAACGGTATTACCAATAAAAATTCATCATTCTCAAATAGTTTAATATATTCATGAGGTTCAACTTTAAATTTTTCAATTATTACCTCTCTATTTATTAGACTTTCTTTTTTTGGTTTATATGATGTATATACAGGTTTTTGACCTTTACCTGTTTGTGTGTCTTTTTTTTCTGCTTTTCTTTTTTGAGAACAGGCTGCTTTTTTTTGTGAATCAGACATTTTACCTGCAACACCAGCCGCTCTACATTTTGGATATGCTCCTTTAGAAGTATCAGGTCTTCCGCATGGTGGGTGTTTACCATCAACTTTTCTACAAATATTAACCCAAGGACCTTTTGGTTGTTTACTACCCTTAGGTTTTTTCTTAGTTCCAAACCAAACTGCCAAATCTTCAGTTAATAAATTTATTAATGTTTCAACATCCTCAGAAACATTGTTTGATGTTCCACCTACAGACGAAATACTAACTCTACCAGCTCCTAATCCATCATCATCTTGATTCTGTTGTCTCTTTTTTAATTCATTAGATATTTTAATGGCGTTGTGTTCTTTTGTTTTAATATTTTTACTGTCCATAATACCATCATAACTATCATATTGTAATTCAGCACTTACGTATTTTGATAAAGGCTCAATATATGGGTCTAAAGACGTTTTATCCCAAAGTTTTAAACCAAGACTAATTGGTGGTTTATACGCTCCCGAGCCACCTGTTATTGTAGCCTCATTTATGTTATTCCAAACAATTGAATCATTTGATTTTATATCTTTAAATATAACTTTATCTTTTGACATTTTAATTTTATCTTTATATAAATATTTCGAATTATGGTTAATTATAATATTTTTAATCTTTTTACTCTAAAAAATGATGAAGAGTTTCAAACATTGATAGATTCTTTAAATAAAGAACAATCAATATATTTTTTAGTTAATTCTGTGAAACACGCGCATAGACAAGGATTATATACATTAGAAGAGTCCGAAATTATTTCAAAATGTATACGAAAAATTTATTCACCTGAAATAATACAAAATGATGTAAACGAAAAAAGGGACGAATAATCGTCCCTTTTTTATTGTTTAGATATGTTAGATTATCTCAATTCTCTCAAATCGAATGTTCTAACACCATCAACAGTCACTTTACCGTAGAAACGGTTGTTAACCATCTTCTTAGCGTATCTTGTCATGATACCTTTGATTGGTGTGAAGTTGAATGGGTTATACATTGTTGGAGTTAACTGTAGAGGAACATATGGTGCGTATACATAACCAGTGTCTAACAATGAGTTACCTTTGTGTCCAATCAACAATGTGTTTGCTGGGAAGTAAGGGTCTCTGTAAACCTGATATCTACCTGCCAATGTACCAACTCTTTCAATACCCATGTTGTATTGGTCTTGCTCAGGAGCTGCGTTTGATACGTGGAAGTATTCCAAATCATCAAAAATTGCACTGATTTCAGAAGATACAACAATCCAGTTAGCTCCGCCTCTTAAAGTAGATTTGTGGATTTGTGCTGACAATTGGTTGATTGCTGTAATCAAAGTCTGATTCCAATCTTTTTGTGTGTATTGTGTTAATGGATTTGCAGTTGTACCTCTTTTCCAACCGTTGTAATCCCATCTCAAAGTCCATGCTGCACCTTTTCTCAAATCTCTCAAGATTTCTCTATCAATTTCTGCTGCAACTTGCTCAGACAATAAAGCTGTTAATTCAGCTTCAGCGTCAATGTTGTGGAATGCTGCAACGTCTTGTGCTAATTCAGGAGACCATTGTGCTCTCAATTTTCTTTCAGTTACAGAAACTGTTACTGATTCCAAATCAAAAGAAACTTCACCGATTTCATCTTCAAATTCTAAGTTTTGATAGATTCTGTAAGTAGCTGTAAACACGTTAGTAGTTGATGTATTTGCGTTTGTTGTAATACCCGAATATCCATCTAAAGAACCTGAACCTATTGAACATGGAACCTGTGTGTCAATTTCTAAGTAAATAACACCATTAGCATCACATATGTTGTCATAAGCACCACCGTTTCCACCGTAGTTACTTGATGTACCTGGGAAAGTAGTCGTTTGTTGTGAACCATATTCAACAATACCGTTACCATATTTTTGAGTAACAACTCTAAATAACAATGGACCACTACCTAATGTTGTTCCTGAGAAACCATTTATAACAGTACCTGCCACCGCACCTGCAGTAGTGTTTTGTTGAATTGTTAATCCAGCTAAGAATTCTTCAGTATCCATTTCGTTACCGTTAGGTCCGATTAATTTACCAGCACCTGCGTAGTTGAAACCTGACATACCAATCAATACTTTTCTAAACTCAGTACTTGCTGCATATCCTGATTGGATTAAATTACTACCGTTCCATACTACAGTTGTAGCTGTAATTGTTCTTGCACTAAACTTACCTTTAGAATAGTCAAATAACCCTGGAGGGTCTAATGCTGCTTCGTTACCTTCATAGAATCTATCATATAAATTCTTATCATTTGCACCATAACCAGTGTCAGGTGAAGAAGGTCCGTTAGGTGCTCCATAAGGTGCGAAGTGTGTACCACCCACAGTTGGGTCTTGACCCATGTCATAACCCTGAATTTTAGGTACGAAGTAGAACAATTTACCGATAGGTAAGTTCATAGCTTGTACTGATACGATGTCGTTAGCCAACAACTTAGAGAAAACTCTTCTTACGATTGGGAATACAACCGTTTCGAAAGAACCGTCTGAAGATGTGCTAGCAGCTTCGTTTATTAAGTGTGATGCTTGGTTTTCATAAAGTTGAGCGATGTTTTCTTTAACATGACCTCTCAAACCTTCTAGGAACCCAAGTCTGTCCCATTTGTTGATTGTATCTTCTTTGATAACTTTAAGGTGCTTAAGACCGATGTTACCAACAAGACCTGATTCTAATAATGCTCCCATTTTTTTATTTTTTTAAGTTTTGTTTAGTTTATTTTAATTTTGACATCAAATCTTTCATTCTTAAGAATTGTGGATTTTCATATGTCTTGTTTTCAACCAAGTTTGTTGAACCTTTAGTTGGTGTTCTATCAATAGATTCTACGATAGATTCTTTAACAACTTTATTCTCTTTACCACCTAATTCATTTTTTATTTGTGAATAAAGATTTTTTGATTCCTTGATTGTTTCGACGTTATCAAAACGTCTCATGATGTTTATTTTTTCTTGTTTAGTTGTAGAATGTTCTGTAAACAATCTAGTTGCGTATGCCAAGTTTGAATTGAAAACCGCTACCTCGTTAAGTTTTTCTCTGAAGATATTCAAAGCTTTTCTGTATTCTTCGTTTTTAAGTCTTAAAACTCTAACTTCTTCTTCTAAAGCTTTGTTAGTAACAACTTTCATTTTAGGAAGACCGTCTCTCTTAGGATAGTTTCTTGAACCATTACCATAAGTTCTTGAAGCTTCTTTCATTTCATCTTCACGTGTCTCAAAACCTGCATCATCTCTTCTTGATTTCATTGATTTTAAATCTTTTTTAGACAATGCCCCGTGTTCCATTCCTTCTTTTTCATCTTCATGGTCATCATAACCTTGACCTTCTTTAAATTCACCTTTTACGTATTTTTTAGCTTCAGGTGCTGATTTACCGTGAGGTCCTTTGTGAATGTTTTCACCCTTGAACGATACCTTACCAGGTCCTTTACCCATACCTACACCTACATAGGTTTTTTCTTTAGACTCCATCATACCTTCTTTTTCGTCATCGTCTTCATCATCGTCATCTGAGATTTCAATTTCATAAACAACTTCTTCAGTCATTTCGTCTGTTAAATCTTCATCTGAACCTAATGATAATTCATCAGATAAATCTTCTTCACCCCCACCAATAGGAAGTGTCATTGTGTCTGTTTGAGATAAAACATCAACATCTAACTCATCACCCATTTTTTGAACGATAAGCCTGTCACTGTCACCCATACCCATAACAATCTTCATTAATTCTTCATCTGATGCACCGACCATGTTTAAAGGTTCGATTTCATCACCCATCATGTCATCATCATCATCCATCATAGTGATATCATCTGTCATAGACATTTCACCACCAGCGTCGTCAGATGCTGTCATGTCGATAGTCATAGAATCTTCGTCTTCATCTTCTTTCATATCCATCATGTGGATACCTTCTGTGTTGTAAGATTCATCTGCCATCATTTCTTCGTCAGTCCCTTCAAATAGAGACTCTTTTACTAATTCTTCGATTTCTTCCTTCATTGTAGAAGCAAGTATTCCCTTTGCGTTTTCAGAAACTACATTTTCCAAATTCTTCATTTGTAAAAGAGCTTCTTCAACCAATGATTTTTTTTCTGAATTCATTTTTAGCAATAAAAATTTGTTTTATTTTTCATATAAATATATCCATTTGCTAAAAAAGTTAGTTTTGTGTGGGTGTTAAAATAAAAAAACCCGATTTCTCGGGTTTTAATTTGACTTTTAAGCTTAAAATTTTTTATTCAAAAACTTCATCAATTTTGCTTTCGGCGACCGAAGTAATTCTCCAATCGTGTTGAAAACCTTTAAACTTGTCGGTAACTTTCGCTTCAACATCGGTTACATTATAACCTCTAACAAGTTTTTCTTCTCTAATTTTTTTAATTTTTCCTGAGTTCTCGTCAATCAAATCGTACTGAACTTTTGCAACAAAATATTTTTCGTCCATAATTTTAATTTTATCTATGTCCCAAATAATCGTTCAATTTTGTCATTAAGTCAAGTGATTTTCCTAATCCGCCATCAATTCTTGGTTCTTGTTTGTCTTTTTTATCTACATCAATATTTTCGTCATATAATTTTCTATCATCTTTGTTAGAGTAAAGATATGCTCCAGGTGTAGACGGATTCATAACCAAGTCAAAACATATAATTTCAAAATCTTCTTGAACTTCGTTGTGTTCACCTTTTTTCGCCAAAGAACCAACACCTCTCGAAGATATGCCCATAGTAACACCTTGTCTCATCAAGTTTGCTGCAATGTCACCTTTAGTAGAAACAACACCTCTTTCATGAAAACCTGGTGAAGTCAATAATCTTAACTTACCCATTAAAACATTATCGTCCCACCATACATCATCAATAATATGTGATACTCTGTCCAAATCAATTAAAGAAGATTCAGGGTGATTTAATTCTGAAGTTGATAAACCTTTTTGAATTAATGATTTATATTTTTCAGCCTCTCTTCTTAATATTTTTTCAGGGTAAACTCTTCCGTTTCTATTTGGTACCCCATACTTTTGTAAAGTTGCGTAAAACACAAAAGGTTTTGAATGGTCTATTTGGGTTTTATTAATTTGTGCAAAATTCTCGTTTAAAGAATCTTTCCAAGAAATACTACCCGCATCATATTCAATTAATATACCTTTACCAGTTTCGTTTGGTCCTAAAATTTTCATAATCCTTTTTTCATTATAAATATAAGGACTATTTAAACTTTCATTTTTTCTTTTGTTTTGGCATATTGAATTGTAAAATATTTTGAATCTGATAAAACCTCGTTGTAGATTTTGTTAATTATTTTTGTTAGTTCTTCAGATATTTCATTAGATTTAAAATCTGCATCTTGTTTTGTAAAAAAAGTTATTTCTAAATTTAAGAACGATGCTTTTTTTAATCTTATACCACTTGTTCTTAAATCCATATCAACAATAAAGTGGTCTTTAAATAATTTTTTATTTGCTACTTCTAATATTTTATGTTTTATTGTTCTTGTGATAGAACCTACGGTAATACTCCAATTTTCCTTTTCCACTTTTGGAGTTACCCATGTTTGTAATACTAAATAAATTGATTTTAATTCTGTCGTATCGACACTACCAAAATAACATTTGGCATCTTTAAACAATTCTAATTTGAATGTTTTTCCTTTTTTCATTTTTAAATGAGTTCATATAAGTAAGTTTATTTTTACAAAATATAAGAAAAAAAAAGATATTAACAAAATTGAAAAAAGTTTTTATATTTATTATCATATAACAAAAAATATGATTGTAATAAAAATAGAAAAAGGTGAGAGTTTGGACAAGGCTTTAAAAAGGTACAAATACAAAGTCATCTCAACTAAACAGATTGAAGAGTTGAGAAAAAGACAGGAGTATGTAAAAAAGACAACAATCAAAAGAGAAAAGATGAAGAAAGCCAAATACAAACAAGCGATGATAAATAAGTTTGTAGATTGATATTTATTGTTAAATAAATAACAATATTATGAAATCAATTAAAAATTTTATTAAATCACTTTTGGGTGATGGTTCTGATGTATCATCTAAAAGATTTTCAGGTATTGTTACCTTACTAAACTTAATTGTTTTGGCTTATGTTGCAACACAAAAGACTGGTGTTTGTCCTGAGTACATGTACGACACACTTTCATTATTGTGTGGTAGTTTTTTAGGACTTACAACTATTGAGGCAATTTTTGGTAAGAAAAAGAATCCTGAAACAAAATCAGAGTAAATGAAAAACCCATCGATTTCGATGGGTTTTTATTTTAAAGTCCTTCTGAAAGTTTTTTAAGTTTATAATAAGAAATTGTGTCAACAAACGTCTTTTCTACTCTTTCTTTTGTTTCTTTAATTTTAGTTTTTGTCTCCTCATCTGAAGGTTGAACTGAATCTAATTTTGTGATAACTTCAGTCTTTAATCTTTCGATACCTTCGTTAAGTTCTTCAGTACTCATTTTTAATAATGACCTTAACTCAAACAATTCAGACTCCGATAATGTTGAAAATTCTTTTGCGAATGTATCAGCAGCGATTCCAAACATATTTTCAAGTGGAATATTAATTGTTTCTGTTATTGTTTTTTCTTCAATTTTTGTTTCGGTTAATCTCTTGTGTAATTCTTTTTTTGATTCAACAAGTTTAACAAAATCTTCTGAAGTTTTAGCGAAAACCAAATCATCTAAAAGTTTGTAGTTATTTTCAACTTTTTCATTTAAAGTTTCAACCCAAGAATCAAATTCTTGGAATTGTTTTTTGTTTTCTTTAATTGTATTTTTTATATCCTCAACAGACAATGATAAGAATTCTCTTGCCACATCTTCTTTCAAATTGTTCATTTTCATAATTGAACCGTAGTTCAAATATACTTTACCAACTTCTTTGTTGTCGTCCATAAATTCTTTGAATTCTTTTACTACTGTTTTGAACTCAGGTTTTTTATATACATTAACAAAGTGGTTTTCTACTATACTTTTTAATATTCCAAAATTTCTCATATCAATAAATATCTTATTTATTTAATAGTTCTTCCAGTTTATTTTCAATTTCCAATAATGACTTTCTTCCTTTAGATAAATCAATTTCTTCTGAACCGTTTACCATATCACCTTCCAAAATCAAATTCATGTCTCTATCTAAAATTGATTCAGGAGCTAATTCACCTCCTGGTGGTGGGGGTGGAGGACCACCAGCTTCTTCACCACCCATTGGTGGTGGTGGAGCTCCTAAGTCACCCATACCTCCTTCAGGTGGTGCACCACCTTCAGGTGCGGTTCCTGCGGGTTCGTCAGGTTTTTTACCATATAACTTATCAACCGTGTCAAATAATCCTGTATGGATAATAACCTCTGCGGTTTTTGTAAGTTCAGCACCAACAGCTCTTTCGATTCTTTGTTGTTGGATATCAAGTTTGATTTCTTCGTCAGAAAATCCAAGAATGTGTTTTTTAGCCCAAGTTGCAGAAACAGGTTGTATTCCTAAACCAGGGTCAGAAACCGCATCTTTATACAATAACATTTTTTCTTTCCAAGTATCAATTTTAAGTAAATCCGCTTGTGTTGAAGGATTTGTAAGACCTAATGTAAAGTTCGTTAATTCATCTTCAAAACCCAAGACAAACAAGTGAATAATTGCAATTTTGTTTAATTCTTGAATCATTGATTTTTGGATTCTGTTGATTGTACGTGCGAATCTAATATCCTGTAACGCCAAATTTTTACCGTCCCCAACCGCTTCTTCAAAACCTAAGAACGCTTTTGGTACACGAAGTGCCGTAACTAATTTTTTCTGAATATATTCAATATCCGCAATTTCAGAAAGGTTTTGAGCTCCTGCCAATGTCTCAATTGGACTTGTTTGTGCTGGGTCACGAACAGGGATAAAGAAATCTTGGTCAACCGCCATTTGGTTCATACGCAAATCAACGTTACCTGTTTTTGGGTCAACAACTTGGTCACGTTTAAACTTATTGGCAATTCTTTGGATATATGGTTCAACATCCTTGTCATCCATATTTCCAACAAATATTTTAAATACCCTTCTTTCAGGTGCTCTTGATGTTCTATAAATCAACATCGCATCTTCAGAAAGTAAAAGTTGTTTCCAAACCCTTCTTGCTTTTTCCAACATAGAAGTACCATAAGGAAGTTTTCGGTCATCACCTAATAATCTGAAGTGAGCAACTTCCCAAGTATTAAATTCCATGTCTTTTACTTTCCAAACAAATTTCAAAGCTCTTGCGTCTTCAGAAGTGTTATGTGCTGGCTTAACTTTCATACCCCTTTCTAATCTTTCGATTTCGATATTTGGTAATTGTTGACAACCAACAATACCTTTTTCAGGGTCTAATTTTAAATAAACAAAGTTATCACCATACTTACATGTGTTTCTTGTCCACATTGGTAAGTTTGTATTAATATCTAATCTATTATTAAATAAATCGGCTAACACACCTTTAATACGAGATGATTCAGAATAAATTTGTAAAATAAAACCATCTTCATTTGTTGTTGTAGATTCCTCGGCATATATGTCCAAAGCAGTAGAAATCTCAGGTGTATATTCCATCGATTCGTAATCATAATATGATGCCAATCTTGTTGGTTCATAATAGATTGCTTGTGTATAAAGATTGTTTTCAATCTTTGCCCATTGTTGTCCTAAATAATAACTTTGTTGTGCTTGAAGTTTTTGTTTTTCAAACTCTTCCTTATTATCAGTTTTAAGAAGTTCTTTTTTGTCGAATTTGTATATTGGTGGCTGTTGGCTCAGTGTTGAGTCAGGACCAAAGACTCTTGTAAGTCGTTGCCATACGGTTAAATTATCTGCCATTATCTATTAATTATAATTCATTTGGTTTATGAATAAAGATTTATCTTCTTCCTCCACCGAATAACCATAAATACTTTTCATAATCACTTTTTGTCGGATTACTACCAAATCTATCGCCATAAGAACTTGGCGACATTACTGGTATCCCAGGATTAAAATCAATTAATGATTTTTGTGTACTGTCATTATGAACTTCCCATGAGTTCAATAATGCCTTGGTTTGTTCAGTTACTTTTTCTAGTTGATTGTAGGCGTTTTGTCCAACGTATAATGCCATTGATATTGACATAATTAAATCATCATGATGACCTTTCATGTGGTCTGGCCTACCATTTATATATACAAATGTGTTCATTTCACCCAACAATCTTGGTGAATATACTTTAAATCCATGTCTTAACGACTCTTCAAATGCTGATATAATCTGAACACGTTTAGCATTAAAATTAATTCCTGGAATTTTTTCCATTGCTTTAGGATTATAATCCCATACATTTGCATAATTAACACCATCAACATAAAGATTTTTATATCCCATTTCTTGTAGTTTTCTTGATGTTGATACACCCATACCACCTGTAATATCGACAACAATTAAAGAGTCATAATATACCGCCCATTTATATGCGATTTCAGCCGCAACGTCAGGTGGGATTTTACCAAGGTATTCAGCAACTTGTTCTCTTTCGTCAAAATCAACAACTTGAAACGATGTGTAATCTTCTGAATCACCTCTTGAAACGTCAATACCCATAATGTATCTGTGTCCGACTTGTGGTTCTTTCCAAATCCAAAGTTGATTTTGTACCATTTTGGATTCTGGTTGACATACCATCTCAGTTCTTATTTTTTCAATAATTTTACTATCTATAACATTATCACCTGAACCCAAGAAATTACATTCTAATTCCTGTGATATTTTTCTTCTATCAAACTTTAATTTTTTGGCCATTTTTTCAAACCAATCAGAATGTGGTTTGTAACCTTCATCCATTAGTTTTTTAAAATCGTCATAATTTCTTTCATTGTGTGGGACACCCTCATAAGAAATTGTTTCTAAATCTTTGTATTCGTCCCTATTGAGATAATAATGAATAATATCTTTAACTTTAATGAATTGTAAGTCTTTGGTATATCTTGGGTCTCTCCACCAATACATTTCAGTTATTTTAAAGTTATTCATCCCCTTAATTGATTGGTCATAGATTGGATAATAAATCGAATCATAACCATTCGGAGTTGAAATAACTATAACTTTACCACCTGTTGAAAGTGATGCCATACAAGCTGCCCAAAAGTCGTCACCCGCCTCAATGTAAGCAGCCTCGTCAAATATTAATACGGTAGGGGTATAACCACGAAGTGCGTCATTAGATGTTGCAACCGCTTTAACCTCACAACCATTCGTTAGTTTCCAATGGCGAGCAGCATTTTTTTCACTTGAGAAATCAATTCCCATCCAATTTGGCCACTGTTCTGTAAATTGTTTAATTTTGTTTGCAAATTCGACAGACGTGTCCAATTTGTTGGCAATGATAAGAATCTTTTCAGGTTTTTCTTTTTTTGCAAATACTAACTTTTTTGATGTCCACGCGGCTGTTACTGTAGAAACACCTGCTTGACGATATTTTAATGCGATGTTTTCTTCGTATTCATCGTAGTCATTAACAAGTTGTATTTGGTCTGAAAATAAATCTAAAGGTACAAAACGTTGTACCGTGTTGTCATATGTTTGAAGATATGTTCTTAATGCATAAGGTGTACTCTTGACACATTTTGCATATTCAATAAGTGCTTGTTCTCTATTTAAGCTCATTAAATATAAATATCCCGAATTATCCCTTCGGTTTATCTATACCAAAATCATCTAAAAATGATAAGTCAATATTATCGTCATCATCGTCATCTGATGGTGGAAGTGTTGGCATATCCTCATCGTCATCATCTTCATACGAATCAAAACTTCCTAAAATTTCTTCCAAATCCATCTTATTTAAATCATCAATTACCGTATCGGCAATTTCTTCCATTTCAGAATATGCGGATTGGTCACCACTATTAATTCTTTGAGCTAAAGAAATAAATCTTCTTTTTGGTATTTTAATCATTTCTCTAAAAACAAGTCCTTGAACTGTTTTCATACCTTCCTCATCTTCAAATATCTTAGCAGGTAACGCTTCTCTTAGTTTCTCCCAAAGATATGCACCTATGATAATATCAAAAATTTCATTTACCGCAGTATCTGCAACACCTCTAACCATTTGAGCTTGTACTGGGTCTTCAGGTAGTGAAGGCGCCAAAATAATATCTTTATAACCTTTTAATAATTCGTGAACCAAAATTGGAAATATAACACCTCTTGCTTTAACAATTAAATTACCTGTTTGTTCTCCGTTTTCATCTTCCTCAAACTCAACTTCTTCATCACCACCAAATCCTTGACCTGACGCTGAAATCTGTTCTAATGTTTCAGGTGGGAACATCCAATAAAGATAATCATTCATAGCCATCAAAGCACCATATTTGTCTGTAATTCCTGGCTCCATTTCTTCTAATCTTTCTCTTACTAATTCAAACATGTAGTGTCCTTTTTTGGCAAATCCTTGGGATATTGCATTAAAGAATCTACGTCTTGCAACCATGTAATCAAAGTTTTCAAACGCATCTAAAAATTCATCCACATCTTCACCATGCGCTGCAAATGCTTGTTCAATATCTTCAGATGAAAATTCTTCAGATGTTTTTTGAAGATTTGGATTTACAGGACCTCCTATTGGCATGAACTTCGCGTCAAATTTAATATAACCTCTGTATTTCGGGTCTAACAATTCGTTTTCAGCCAATTCTACAGCCATATTTTCAAGTTCTCTTTCCCTTGAAGATTCAAATCTTTTGATGTCACCCAAGGTTCTCATCATAGTCATTTGAAGACCCATAAGGTCTCTTGGTGCATTTACACCCAAATATCTTTGTAATTTTCCAACAACATCTGAAAATCTTTTTGTTGCTGCTTTTTCTTCAAAAGACTGTCTCTCATTTTCTTTCTTTTTTGGTAAGAATGGACTGTCTGAGTATGGAGTATCACCACGTTCAATTTTTGATTTTAACTGAGGGTTCATTCTAAAACCTTCAGGTTCATCTATAGGTGCTTCAAATATACGATTTCTGTTTTTCATTATTTTAAATTATAACCTAATTTAGTGAAAGTATCAAAACTTAACCATTTTGGTACTCTACCTTTAGGACCTGGCTTTTGAGCTGGTTCTATTTTAAATGGGTTTTTTCTACTTGGTTTTTCTTTTTCCTTTTCTTTTTCCTTTGTTCTTTCAGGTGCTTTAGCAGGTGCTGCACTTCCAGCTTCACCTAATTCACCTTTAGGACCTGGCTTTTGTTCAGGTTTTATTCTAAAAGGATTTTTTGTTTTTGGTTTTTCCTTTTCTTTAGTTTTTTCTTTTTCTTTTGGAGCAGCTTCACCAGCACCCTTAGGACCTGGCTTTTGAGAAGGTTCTATTTTAAAAGGATTACCAGGTTTTTTCTTTTCTTTTTCCTTTTCTTTAGTTCTATCAGGAGCTTCCTTAGTTCTTGTTGAGGATTCGATTAATTCCATGAGGTCTTTTTTACTTATTGACTCAGGTATATACTTTTCAACTAACTTTGTCAAGCTTTCTTCAAGTTTTTTTACTGATTCGGCCTTTTCAGGTAACTTTTTAAAGTTTGTTTTATCTGAAAATTCTTTAGCCCATTTACACCATTTTTCTTTAGCTCTTTCACTTTTTGAACTATTGCATTTCCACCAAAAATATTTTTGTTGTCTTTTAGATTCAAATCTTTCATTTAATTCTTTATCAGAATCGTCATCCATACCATCAGGAGCCATTTTTTGATGTGGTGTTTGAGTTATTTCACCAGCGCTTGGGTCTTCAACATCCATTTCAGTATCTTCATTAGTCACAATTAAACCACCTTGTTGAGTTGGTTTAACTTCTTTTCCGCCTGGCATTGCCAAACCTTTTTGTGCCATCTGTTTTACTTCATCAGGTGTATATTCCATACCTGTTGTTTGAAATGGTCTTGCTTCAACCAATCTATTATACAATAGATTTACTTGAGACTCCGATAAACCTCTTAATGTATTATAACTGAACCCTTCAGTTATTAGTTTTTCTATTTTTGAACCTATGTTAGACATGTGTTAAATCTTTTTCTATTTTTAATACTATATCTCTTTCGTATAGTTTATCGATTACTTTTTCTTCTGTGTCACCAAAATGAAAAACTAATCGTGTTTGGCTTTCATCATAATATTCGTTTTCTATATCTTCCCACGCCAACGCAATTACATTATCCACTGCGTCATATATGGAAAAAAAGTCAGAGTTTTGAATGACGTTTAATTTTATTTTGTCATTTTTCAAAACACCGACTTTAGATATAAAATCAATGTGTGGTGGTTGGGGGTTTCCTCCTGCTGGAGATGAATCCCAACCCTCACCATCTATTTCGTTTTCTGTTGAGAATATAAACTCGTAAAGATTATCACCTTTAAAGTTTGGACCCAACTCGTTTACAAAAACTAACTTATTCATAGAATTTCACCTCTTGGAGAAACTTTGATTTGTTTTCCATCATTTTCAAAAACCAAGTTTTTTAAATTGGTCTTACCAACAAACTTAGCGTTTTCATTTTCACTTAAGATAAATTCTGCAGTTAATTCTTGTTCTATTGTTTCGGAAAGTTTTTTAATTTCATCAATTACACCAACTTTGTTGATTTTTCTTTTGATGAAAGTTTTTACTTTTTTCTTTTCACTTTGTTTTTTTTCTTCTTCAGTTATTACGAAATATTTTGATAAAATTTTATCAACTTTAGATTCTGTAAATAACTCATCTAAAAATCTTCCGTGTTTGTGACTTGATTCACCTACCTCAGGTTGAACAGACACTTCATCTGAACCGTCAGCACCTAAATCTAAAGGAACTTCGTCTGTTGTTGCTCCCATAGCTGGCTCCGACATATCCATAGATTCGTCACCCGTTTCCTCACCTTCAATTTTACCAACAATTTCTTCAATATCAGTATCCTCTAATACTGATAAATCTAAAGCAGATAAAACAGAATTTAAAACGTATTTAACGTCTTCAGGTGTCATTTCGTTTTCATCACCAAAAGTTCTTAATTTTTGACCTAATTTTCCTGTAAGTTTTTGAATTGTTTTAAAAGTTACCTCTTCTCCTTCGTCACCCATATCACCCATTGGTTCAGTTCCCATATCACCCATTGGTTCAGTTCCCATATCATCCATTGGTTCAGTTCCCATATCATCCATTGGTTCAGTTCCCATATCATCCATTGGTTCAGTTCCCATATCACCCATTGCAGGTGCAGATGGTTCAGGTGCTGCTGGAGGTGTTGGTAATTCAGCCGCAGGTTCTGATGGTGCCGCAGGTATCTGTTGTTTTGGTGTTTTTAATACAAACTTTTTTTCTTCACCAAACAATTCAGTACCATTAATATTTTCATTAAGTCTATTTAATTCACCAGCCAAAAGATTTAATTTCTTAAATGCTTGTGAATATGACTTCATATACTTTCTATTAGCCATTGGTTCTACATAATCCAAAGAAGATTCTGTCAAACCTCTTTTAAGAATATATCCATTTTTTTCATTAACAATTCCATAAACATATCCATCTGCTAATGTTCTTGTATATGAAGTTGTTTCATTAATATTTATTTCTTCTTTAGGAGCTTCACCGTATCTTGCAATTTCCATGATACGTGCAATTTTTTCCATTCCTTGAAGTTTTTCGCTACCTATTGGTTTTAAATCTGCCATTTTTATATTGTTTAATTTTTATTTTTATGAGTTTAGTCCATTAAATCCTCCCAATGTAATTGCTCCAGGTTGTGGTGCCAATCCCCTTTGGTTTCCCATCCAAATTGGATTATTTGTGTCAAACGTAACAATATCTCCAACAGTATCGCCTGTACCAGGTACATATCCAACTATTGGTTGGTTATAAATACTTGCATCTGCGTTAGTAGGAAAATTAGAAGGTGTTGGTGTTACTGTAGGAGTAACGGTTGATGTTACGGTTGGTGTAACGGTTTTTGTTGGCGTTATTGTTGGTGTAACTGATGGTGTTACGGTTTTTGTTGGCGTGATTGATGGTGTTGGCGTATTCGTTGCTGTTACAGACGGTGTTACGGTTTTTGTTGGCGTGATTGATGGTGTTGGCGTATTCGTTGCTGTTACAGACGGTGTTGGCGTAACTGTTGGTGTTTGGGTTGGGGTAGGTGTAGGTGTTTCGGTTGCCATTTATTTTTTCTTTATAAATATACTATTTACTTAAAATATTCTATTTTCTTTAAGCGATAGTTGTTTATCTATGATTTTATCTTCGGCTTCTTTGAATTTACCGATATATCCATTTCTTCTTAAAACTTTAAAAACTAAATTTTCGTAGGAATATTCGCCACCTTTTTTAAGACCACATTCCCTATAATTTTTTAATTTTTTACCATATTTTTTAAATAATTCAGATGAGGTTTCAATATCTTCATTACTTGCCGCATCAATCACACCATCAATAATTTCCATCCATTGTTCAGATTTTTCTTTAACTTTATTTAAATCTATTTTTGGATTTTCTCTTTTTGGTGAAATTACCCAATCGTTATCTAATACAGAATAAATTCCTGCAGAAAAACGAGGACCACCACTACTGTCTTCAATATACACCTCAACATCATACCCTTTAATTTTTATATCATGTTTTAAATTAAAAGCCTTTTTCTTTAATTTAAACAACTCTTCATATAGTTCAGAATCTTTACCGTAATTAGATAATGAGGTTATAATATGTAAATCAACATCCGAATATTCGGACCAATTATAGTTGGCCAACGAACCTGTCATTCTAATATCTTCAACGAAAATATCAACTTTAACGTAGTCAATAAAAAGTTCGGCAATTTTTAATAATCTTTCTCTTATTTCAGGTTTTAGTTTCAACGACGAAGCATCAACCTCGTTCATAGGTTTGTCAGTTGGATTACTCCAAATTTCAGATGATAATTCATCTTTTACTTCAAAACTTTTTATTATTGTTTCGACATTCTTCACAATAATAAATACAACAAACAATTACAATTTTTTAAAATCGAATTTTTTGTTGATTTGTGAAGAAAAATATTTTCCTTGTGATTCCGCAAGTCTGAATTGAACGTACATTTCATGTGGTACATCTTTGTATTCATATTCTTGACCTGTACTAAATTTTACCGTCATTGTTTTTGTTGCGGTATCATATTTGCTTTCTGTAATGTTTGATGATTTAACAATATTGTATATTACAGTTCCTTTGATTTCTTCTCTTAAAATAGCCATAATAATAAATACGAAAAAACCCCCACTTTGTGTAGGGGTTTTACTTTAAGACTTCATTTTATTTATTTTGTCTCGGAGCTTTATTGCTGACTCAAAGTCTTGTTTTGAAATTGCTTCGTCAAGTTTTCCTTGTAGTTCCAAAAGTTCATTTTGGTTTGATTCAAATTTTCTAATCTTATCTCTTAACTCAACCGCTTTTTCAAATTCTTGTTTTTCAACACATAATTCTAATTCTTGTTTTAATTTAGAAATTGTGTCGTCAGTTTTTTTACCTTTTTGTTTAGGATTTCCATTAGTTAATGTTGTAATAACATGATACCTAAACGAACCGTCAGGTGTTGAATAGGTAGTTTTGGTCCATTCACCATTTTCATCACTACCTTTTTCTTCTTTTAATTTTGGGTGTTCATCATAATTAATGTCGAATCTGTTCATACCTTCCATCATTTCATCAAACTCTTTCATTAATTGTTTAATTGATTTTCCGTAATTTTTTCCAAATAAGTCAAACATACTTTTTTATTAAATTTAAAATGTTTATTTTTTTTACAAATATACAAAAGTGTGCCAATTAAACAATACTGACTTTTTGTCATATTTACGTGACAATTTGACACATTTGATATTTTGGAAATAAATTTTATATTTGAACCATATGATAGACGCTGAAGACCGTAATGAAAAAATGGGTGATAAGAAAAACCCAAAGGCAGATTCAAAATCAAACACTCCCGTATTGGACAACTTTTCTCGTGACCTTATTAAATTGGCTCAAGAAGGAAAGTTAGACCCTGTTATTGGTAGAGAGAATGAAATTATCAGACTTGCTCAGATTCTTTCAAGAAGAAAGAAAAATAACCCAATATTGGTTGGTGAACCAGGTTGTGGTAAAACTGCAGTTGTTGAAGGACTTGCGATGAAAATATTTGAAGGTGATTGTCCACAAAATCTTTTGGATAAAAGAATTGTAAGTTTGGATATGACATCAATCGTTGCTGGTACAAAGTATCGTGGTCAGTTTGAAGAACGAATGAAAGTTATTACTGACGAGTTACGTGAAGCCCATGATGTGATTATCTTTATTGATGAAATTCACACTATTATCGGAGCTGGTAATTCTTCAGGTTCTTTGGACGCGTCTAACATATTCAAGCCCGCTCTTGCTCGTGGAGAACTCCAATGTATCGGTGCAACTACTTTAGATGAATATCGTGAACACATCGAAAAGGATGGTGCTTTGGAAAGAAGATTTCAAAAAGTTATTGTGGAACCTACTTCAATTACTGACACAATTAAGATTCTTGAAAAAGCAAAAGAAAATTACGAAAAACACCACAAGGTACATTTCAGTGACGAGGCAATTAAGGCTTGTGTTTATTTGGCGGATAGATACATCACAGACCGTGAGTTTCCTGACAAAGCCATTGATATCATGGATGAAGTTGGTGCTAGATGTCAAATTACAGTTAAAGTTCCCGAAATTATTGAGGAACTTAAAGAAGAAGCTAACAAAATTAAACAATTAAAAATTGATGTTGTTAGAAACCAAAGATTTGAAGAAGCTGCAGAATTACGTGACCGTGAAAGAAAGGTTTTAAAAAGACTTCAAGAAGAAAAAGAAAACTTCGAGAACAACAGAAGCAACAACCGAAAGGAAGTTGGTGATGACATGGTTTATGAAGTTGTTGCGGCAATGACCAAAATTCCCGTGACAAAACTTTCACAAAGTGAATCAGAGTCATTGTTACATTTAGAAGAAAACCTACAACAATCCGTTATCGGTCAAAACGAAGCAGTCGCAAAGATTTCAAGAGCAATCCGTAGAAACAGGGTTGGTATTAAAGAACCAAATAAACCTATAGGTTCATTTATCTTCTTGGGTTCTACAGGTATTGGTAAGACTCACTTGGCAAAACAATTGGCAAGAGAAATCTTTGGTGATTCAGAAGCTTTAATTAGGGTTGATATGTCCGAATATCAAGAAAAATTTACAATGACAAGATTGATTGGTTCACCTCCTGGTTATGTTGGACACAATGAAGGTGGACAATTAACTGAACAGGTAAAAAACAAACCTTATTCTGTTATCTTGTTTGATGAAATTGAAAAGGCACACAAGGACATATTCACCCTTCTTCTTCAAACTATGGACGAAGGATTCTTAACAGATAGTTTGGGTCGTAAAATCAACTTCAAAAATACTTTGATTATTATGACTTCAAATATCGGAGCAAGAAAAATTCAAGACTTCGGAACTGGTGTTGGTTTTGGTACAACAACAAGAATTGAAAAAGAGGTTGAAATGAAGAAAATGATGATTGAAGATGAGCTTCGCAAATTCTTTCCACCTGAATTTATTAACCGTGTTGATGACATTGTATTTTTCAATCCTTTGAAAGAAAATGAAATTTCTCAAATTGTTAATATCGAATTGGGTAAACTTATCAAGAGATTAGAAGGTATGAAATACCTAATCAAAATTGATGAAACTTTGGTTTCAAAAATCGCTGAAATTGGTTTTGATGAAAAGTTTGGTGCTCGACCAATCAAAAGAGCAATTCAATCTCAAATCGAAGATTTTATATCTGATGAAATCTTGAAGGGTAATGTTGTGATTGACAAACCATACACTTTGGGTTATCAGGATGACAAAGTGGTTTTCATTGAAGAACGGGTTGAAGAACCAAAACCTAAAAAGACAAGAAAGAAAAAGTCTGAGGTAGAATAAAAAAAGGGGTCGATTAAGACCCCTTTTTTATTTAACTAAATAACATCCATTGTTGGACTTTTGGAACATTTGAATACATATCGTACCCAAGAGATTCAATGATTTCTTTAACCATATCAATAGAGTTAAACAAATCTTCGACAACAACGTATTCATTTGCAGTGTGGTATCTGTAGTACCCACAAGATACGTTAATACAAGAAACATTAAACCTTGCAGTGACCTGTGATACATCGGTATAAGGGTGTTGCATCAATCTACGGTTTTGACCAATATACTTTTCAAGTAACGGTTCAACCTTATCAAAGAAATCAGAATCCCTATCAAACAATTTTACACCCCAACAATATTCGGTAATCATGTAGTTTTCAGGAGCGTCAAACTGAATACCGTAACCTACATTACTGAAAAATTCAGGGTCGGCTTTTCTTGAGCCGTGACAACCAGTTTCTTCAGAAACAAATAACGCAACTTTCAAAACAGGTAATTGTTCTAACAAATCCAAACAAGCGTACACGCCGCACTTATCGTCACCACCAATACCAACAGGCGCACCTGTTTCTTTATGATATGCTTTAAGCGATAATTTGTCTTCACCTGAATAGTTTGGTAACATTTCTTCTCTAACCACCATTTCGGTAATTGAGTGTACCGTGTCTGTATGAGCAATCACACAAGGATAATAATCCGCAACACCTTTGGTTACGTAGATATTACCGTTTTCTTGTACTTTGTAGTCGTATCCCTTTGTACTTAAGTAATTTACCAAATACTCAATCATGAGTTCTTCTTGATAAGTTTTGGTTGGTATGGATAATACCTCTTTTAAATGTTCTATCTTTTGCGGTGTCATATACATGCAAAGATACAAAAAAATTATATAATATCAAAAAGTTTGTAATTTTTCAACAAAGTTTCCAGTTGTTCTAAACTAACGAGTAATCTTTTTCTTTTGTAACCCTTAGTAAGTTCAATTAACACTTCATTTTGTGGTTCAACACCAACTATCTCAAAATAAGTGTCAGGTTGTGTTGGTATATTTTTTCTAACGTTGAATCCGAAATTTTTAACAATGTAATCAACAATTTTAGAATACTCATCAATATCATCAAATAACCCGTCTTCATTATCCATAATACTATCGTACAGTTTTTCAATTTCACCTCTTATATCACTATTAAGTTCTGAAACTAAAGTGTCCTCGTCACGATACTCATAAGAATTTTCTATAACATCAGGAAGACTTAAAGTTGTAATTGACATGGCAATCGTCTTTTCTATTGAGTTTTTTGGGTCCGAATTTTCTTCATAAAGTTTTAACATGTCTTCAACACTGATAGAATAACTTTTAAAACACTTAATCATCTTAATACCCAAAGGTCCCAAACAATCACAAAATTCGTCTTTAATAGCCTGTTCCAATCCTACTTCATAAGCTCTATCAGATGCCATTGAATAAGAACTAATCATATCATCTTTGAATCTATCATAAGTTCCAAGAATTTGGGCCATTTCTTTATAAACTTCCCAATTTCTGCGTTCTTCTGTTTCAAGAAAATCAAAACTAGGTCTTAATATTTTTACAATCTTTTTTAATTTTCCCAAATTTTCATCATCCAAATAACCAAACATATAACCCTCATCAAATTCTTCTTTCGCGGTATAAGAATCGGTCCACTCTCTTGATGAATACCCATAAGAGTATGATGTAATAGCAATCATTTCAGATATTGTATAATCGTATAGTTCGTATTTGAATAACTTGAAGTATTCTTCATTGTCTTCGAACATCATGAATAATGTTCCGTTTTCAATTTCAAAATTGGTGTTAGGTAAAAAAACCTCATCTTCTTTTATTTTACCTTCTTGGTACTTTTTAAGTATTTGGTATTCGTTTGTTGAAATGTTTAATATATCATCCAAAATTAAATTAATACCTGGCATTTTTTCGAACATAATATCGAAAGTAGACCTAGCATCCTGTTGGTCCCAAACTTCAGTACTTTCTTTTTTGTTGTTTGGTATTCTTAATGCAAACTTACCATATTTTCTGTCATTACTTTTTTTATTAATGACATAAACAAATTTTGAACTTCTAGTATAATCTTCAAAATGTCTATCCGTATCTCTTGATGATACACACCATTTTGTACCCGCACCATACACACATGATGCTGTGTAACTCAAAGGTTGGACAATTAGGTAATTAGCATCTTCGTATAATTTTTTGGATTCTTTTTTGGCTTTTTTAATTTCGTCTTTAGCGAATGTATATTCTTTGATATGTTTATAATATTCTCGAAGTGCATTTATACTATCATAAGAATTAATATCTTTTGGTGCTTTTAATATTTTGTCGTACACCAATGCAAAATTTTGTAAGTCACCATTTTTTAATCTATTTTGAAAATCTGTCTCAATACCCTTATTAGTCCTTTTTTCAATCAACTCCATGTATGTAGATATATCAAACATGGTATCATCTAATGAATACGGATTCAATCCAGGATTTAATTCTATTTGTCTAAATAGCCAAGGGATGTATTTTTTGGTTGGGCTCAAATCTCGGTCCCAAATCAAACGAAACAATTCGTCTTTGTTTTCTTCAGTTGTCCTTGTCGGCCAATTAATATTCAAACTTTTGAATTTGGTTAATAAATCAGAGCGTCGGTCTTCAACCAATAACATTGACATTACTTCATTAATAACATTTTCTGACATCATAAATAAATACTTTGATTTGTTTGTTTGAGAATATATTTATATCTTTGTAAACAAGTTCTTTGAAAATATGGGGGTGAAATAGAATCGATTGGCGTGATTAATGAATGGACGCACGTATGAGCTGAATTAACTCATTAAAAACTGATTTAAACAATTAAACGGCAACGTTTTGAACAAAATGGCTGCTTGCGGTTTAATCCGTGAGGAAGCTGCTGTTGTAGCCTAATCGGCACAACACACTCAGGTCGGGAGACATATAACCTAGGAACAGAAGTCTTTTAAGATGTGGTTTCTATCTCAAAAGGAACAAAAGGGTGTAGTTCACCTTAAGGACTACCACCGTCGCTGAGCGGTGTGAAAACTCAGATATTTTGGAACATTAGAAAATGTTAACCTAAACGTGTAGGGTCTATTTTTTAGGGCGAACAAGACCGCAGGGCAGTACTGCGCATCTCCACTTAATTCTACAAAAGTGGTCTATATTGACCACTTTTTTTTTGTAAATATAAAAAATTGTCGTACCTTTGTATTGTTAATCACCAACATTATGAAAAACATCATCAATACCACCGACATCAAAACCGTAAACTTCATAGGAGGTCGCAAAGGCCAGTTCCGTGTAATCGTAAAATCCAGAGGGGGTTTCATGATTACCGTAGATTCACGATATAATCAAGACGAATATTACAGTAAAAACCCAGCATCAATCTTGTCAGAATACCAGAAAGGTGCAATCCAAACCATCCAGTTCAAAGCAGAAGGTACCGACCATTGGTTAACCGTATTTGCTCGTTCAGGTAAAAAGGTATTTTTCATCGATGAAGATATGTTGAGAAATGTAACTGTCGGAGTTATCAACAGTTTCTTCTTGAATACCAACTTGTATAACCAAAATCAATATCAAGCGGTTAATGCAAAAACTTGGGCCTGCATGGCATACGTAATGAACGAACCTGAATTGGTGATGGCGTAAGATAAATAACACAAAATTACTCCACTTAAAAAGTGGGGTTTTTTTGTGCAATAAATTTTTTTAATTCAGAAATTATCCGTAACTTTGTATTGTTAATCACCACCACTATGAACACCATCACTAAACACAACACCAAAGTAAGAAACTATCAGGGTCAGAACTCTTTCATCACAAAAATGAAAGAAGTAGTAAACAAATGGGGTGGCTTGACCGAAAGACAAGCCATGGCAGTAGAAAAAGCTTTTGCAGAACCCGCTAAAAAAGTGGAATTGGAATTCCTCCCTGAGCGTATCAAAACTATCGTACAGTACAAAGGTGAGAATACTTTTGTAATGGATATCAAAGCAAAGTTCGAAAAATGGGGAACTTTGACCGACGCTCAAATCAACGCAGCAAACAAGGCGATTGTTCGTGAAGAAGAAGCAAAACAACGTATGGATGTGAACATCGACGTGATTGGTGAAACCATCGTGGTTGGTCGTAACACAGGTGAAACCTTGAAAAAACAAAAGGGTTTACAGTTCAACCCAATGTTGTTGGATATCACTGAGGTTGTTACCTTAACTGCAAAAGCGGTAAAGTTCAAAGGTAAATTGACCACCAAAAACTGTGGTGTGTGTAAGTCTTGTGGTCGTACCTTGACCGATGAGTTCTCTCGTTTGACAGGATACGGTAAGACATGTGCAAAACACATGGGTGTTGAATACATCAAGGACAAATCTGAAGTTGAGCGTTTTAACAAGGATGTTCTTGCAAAGATTGAGGAAATCGGTGAGATGGAGTTTTGGGTTCCTCGTCGTCAAATCAAAGTATGGAACGGTGATTCTGCAATCTTATTGAAATTCTAATATGCAGACATTCCTTCCTTATCCCGACTTTAAAGATAGTTTCCGAGCCTTAGACAACAAAAGGCTCGGAAAACAAAGGGTTGAAACATTTCAAATTATTAACGCAATCTTGGGGCGACCTCGTAAGGATGGTCGTCCCTACAAAGGATGGATAAACCATCCTTGTTCTGTTATGTGGAAAGACCACGTACCAGCTCTTCAGATGTATTATAATGAATGTATTGAGGTTTGGGTTGAACGTGGGTTTAAAAACACAATGCAAAGGGAAGAATACGTTGGTGATATTGTTCTACCTGATTGGATTGGTTATGAAGAATTCCACTCATCCCACAGAGCTAATCTATTAAGAAAGGATTTTGACTTCTATTCAAAGTTTGGATGGACCGAAAATCCTGAAGACCCTTACATTTGGCACGATGAAAAAAAACTATGGTATAAACAAATGGTTGGTACCAATGAAAGAGTTTATATTTGATTATTACTTTGATAATACTTATGTTTAGAACAATTATATGGAAACAGTACTTGTATTAAATTACGACTATACACCTTTGAATGTAACTTCTTTACGTAGGGGATTTGTATTGGTTGATAAGGGTAAGGCTGAAGTTCTTAGGGAATATGAAAACCCTATCATGACCACAGTTGGAAATTTTATTAGACCTCTGATTATACGTCTTCTGAAGTACATTAAATTTAGAAGAAAAAGAGATATCAAGATATCAAGGGCAAGAATTTATCAAAGAGATAAATACGTTTGCGTATATTGCGGCGGTAATAAAAAACTTACAATCGACCACGTAATTCCTAAATCAAGGGGAGGTGAAAACTCATGGGAAAACATGGTTACTTGTTGTTTTGATTGTAATTCAAGGAAGGGAAATAAAACACCAAAAGAAGCAAACATGACTTTAAGGGTAAAACCTTATGAACCATCAGTCTTTTCTGAGTTGGTGGCAGGTCGTGCTTCAAAAATTTGGGAAGATTTTCAGCTTGAAATGTTTGGATAATTTAAATTCTTTCGTATATTTGTAAAAGAATTGTTATTTGAATTGCTCGGGTGGCGGAATAGGTAGACGCGCTGGACTTAAAATCCAGTTGTCCGAAAAGACAGTACGGGTTCGATTCCCGTCCCGAGTACTAATAAAAAAAAGGTGTCTCTCGACACCTTTTTTTAGATTTAGGACCCCTCCTCTCTTGTTTTAAAGTTTATTCCGATAAAGAATTAACCTGTTACGGTTGTTCTTATTTTATCGGCTAACTTTTCATCTCTATCTTGGATGCCCTTGAGAGTGTCGGATATTTGTGAACTTATTTTTCCTGACAAGTTACTTTTAAAACTTGAATCATCAAGTAATTTATTTAATGCGTTTCTTAATTCTGTTCCAGCGGTTCCCATTTCTTGGTCGACACCAGTTTTTAAAACATTGTCTCTGAAACATTCAACATATGCGTGTGCAACTATTTCAGATACATAATCGTGGTCACTCATCAACTTTGAAATTTCGTCATTTGGAACTTCCATTATTGCTTCTTTAACACAGTCTTTTGATTGTTCATCAATTTTTAGATTTGAATTTATGTGGTCGGCAAATCTACTTTTAAATTCTACCATTAATGAATCATCTAAATCACCAAATAAAGATTTTAGAATATCAAAAACAGCTTCGTTAATTAACGAACTTGAAAAATTTCTTTTTTTGAAAGAATTAACTTTATTAACAAGACTTTCAAAGACACAATCAAAATCTTCACAATTTTTCAAAGTAGAAAGATGTGAATTGATTATTTTTGATTCAATAATCAAACTTTCTTTTTTTGTTTGATTTTCTGATATAAGTTCGTTATGTATTTTTTTTCTAAGACTCATATTGATAAATATTATGCAACTCCTGTTTCTGAGTTTTGAGTATTATTTAATGAATATATTTCAGTTTCCTCCATTCCAAATGGTTTTGGTAGATTTTCAATGTCTTTAACTCCACTTGTAAATAAATTTGTTAAACCAGATATTTTTGTTCTTCCGCTACGTAAAGTACCACAATACTTAATACCCTTTTTTATATTCTTAATCTCATCTGTTTCTGTTTTAATTTCTAACTCAGGATTTGCCTTATATAAAGTCAATGTTTGTTTTACCAATTTTGGATATTCAGATAATAAAAACTTACAATAATCAAAATCAAGTTTTTCACCTTTGTCACCTGATGCAACAATAACTCTTGCGTATTCTTTAACTCTACCAAAAGATTGAGGTAATTTTTTGTTTTCAACTGTCTTATTGTTAGTTGATGGACTAACTTGTGTTTGACCACTTTCTTTTTTTCTTTTATCAATCTCGTCTTTATATATAAAATCAATTAAATAAGTATCAATATAACCAGGGTCATTAGGATATGTTATTTTGTTATCCATTCTATATTTTTCAATTGCCTTATATAACATATCATCAAATAGTTGTGGGTTGGTACCTTCTGATGGTTTGGGTAAATTTATTTTTTTTCTTATTTCATCAACAATAGGTGCTTTATCAGGAAAAAGTTTATCTTTACCCTTTGGTCTTATTGCACCAAATGATTGATTATATACCCTGAAATTTATTAAAGAGTTTGAATCTACATTACCCAAATCTTCATATTGTTTAACACCTCCTAATAATTTTTGACTTCCAGGTCCATCAATAACATTGAATACGGTTTGTTCAAATAATAAATTAATTAAACCTTCGGATTTTCTAATAAAGAAATTTTCAAATATTTTTTTGTTTGTTGTCTTTGATAGTTCTGTTTCAATATTTGTATCACTTGTAACTATACCTGTAATTGCTCCCTGATAATATTCAATTACCGCTTCAATATATGAAAACAAAGGACTGTTATTATTATAGGATAATAAGTTTTTAGCTCTTTTTACCGTACTAATTACTTGTGGGTCTTCATTAAATTGAGCATTTTTTCTGGCGTTAAATGTATAAATAACCGCTCTATTATTATCTAAGAATGTTACTTTTTTTGCAACATCAATTATACCTTTTAATTGAGGGTCTGAACTTAAACTTTCTAAAGTTTCTTTTTGGGATTGTGAAACCCCATCTTGATTTACCGCACCACCACTCTTATATGTGTTCCCATAAGTTGTCCACGCATTTTTAGTTAAATTACCACAAACACCATATCCCTGACCTTTATTTAATTTACCGTTGGGGTATCCTGTTGCCCACCCCGCAGCGTTAATATCCAACCAATCTTGGAATTTTTTGACTTCATCAGTATTACCAACAGGACAAGCCTGTACTGGTGGAGGAGTAACAACTTCTTTTTCTTTATAATACCAAACACCATCCTTTTCTTTTTTTTCAATATTTGGGTCTGTTATTTTCGCAGCCTTTTTCTTTCCCACAGCGCCTGAACCTAATGAAATCCATCCATCACCTGGTTGTTCTAATATTAGTGAAACTAAACTCATTACTTATAATTATTCAAAACCTGAATTATCTGAATTTAGTTGATAGTTTTTACCATTTAAATTAAACCCGCCAATATTTGATTTTGTAGGTGTACCTGTAAGGTTTTGCTTTGCCATCCATTTTTTGAAACTTGCTTCATCATCTGTATATTTTTCATTGGATTCAACGCCACGTTTTTTAGGTTTTTTTTGTGTTGGTTTATACCCTTTTATTGCGTATACAATAAGACTACCAAGTCCAGGTAGTGATAACTGTAAAAAATCTAAACTATCTTCTACAATTTCTTCAGACCATGCAGTATTGTTACAGTCGGCAACGTCTGAATCAAATTTAGTTTGTCTGTCTGAAGGAAGTTTATTATCGTTACCTAAATCGTATTCTTCATCTGAATATCCTTTTTCACTAAAACATTTATCAAAATACAATTGTTCATTTTCATCCGAAGTGTATGCAGCAATCAACCCAACAATTGGTAAGTAAATTGCGGCTGGTTTCATTATTGAAAGGTTTCCCCAACTCAGTGGCTTTTCTGTTTCTTTTAGAAAAATGCTTTTAGCTAGTTCAATAAACTTATTTTTATTAATAGCTGTATTTTCTGGCAGTTTGGCATATGCATCGTTTAGTATCTCAACAAACTTATCAAAATCAATTTGCTCGCCTGATTTTAAAGCAATACTAATACACTCATTAATAAATCCAGGCCTGTTTTTCGTAAGATTTAAAATTTCTAATGGTACTGCTTGTGAGTCAATAACGTTTTTAATAACCTGTGACAATTCTAAGGTTATTTTTGTTGCAGTATTAACGACACCAGGTTTTAATTTTACCTTATTTAATAGATTTTTAGCGTTATTAGAACCAATCTCATCTGAAAGTTCACTTAATATATTATCATAAGTGGTACTACCTTCATCCATTAATTTTTGTAAAATTTTAAAATTATCTATAATATCCTGACTTTTACTTAATGTTGTTGTTAAATCACTACTCACTTCAGGAATTTTATCATAAACTTTTACAATAGATTTTATTATATCATCAGTCCAATTTCCCGCTGGTAACTGTACAATGTCATCAAGTATTTTTGTCATATCTAACGCATTGACAGCGGCATCATCAACACCAAAAGACGTTTTGTAAAATAACTTAAGCGCATTTTTTTCTATATCACTAATACTTGAAAGTAAGGTTCTTTCAATTTGAGCAGCATTTCCCAGTAAATTAATTGCTTTCCAACTTGATTTTAAGGCGGTACTAACTGCTAACGATGGTAAAGAACTTTCATTTAAAAAATATGTCTCATTCAATGACATTAATTGTTTTATTCTTTTTATTTCTGATAAAATTTCCATAATCTAAGTTTTTATTATAAATATGTAATATTTTTTATTTGTTTAATGTTTCTGTGTCAGATTCAATTTCTCCCCTACCCCTACCCAATGATACAACAGTATCTATTAGATTTTTAGCATTTTCTTTACCAATTTTTGAATCTGTTGATTGTTTAGATTGCATTAAATAATTATTCATTTTATCTATTTCAGTTTTTGACTTTTCTAAACTTAATTTTTTTGCAGCTTCCGCGTCATCTATTATTTTTTTCAATAAATTACCAACAAATTTAGTTGTATTTTTTTCTAATTTGTTTTTTACATCCTCAAACTTATTTTTAAGTTCTTGGTCTTCAGTCATAGACTTAAGAATATCAATATAATCGCTTATCAACTCTTTATTGGTCATTTGTGCCAATATTTCTTCTTCCATTTCATCCCATTTCGAAAATAACACTCCACCCGCTAATGACATTTCTAAACCCGCTTTTTTAAGTGCTGTTTTACCAATTCCTGGAACATCTTTAGCAGCTTTGTTAATAGCATCCGAAACTTCTTTACTTTTTGTTATTTCTTTTACTTCAGATTTTAAATCTCCCAATTCTCTTAATGATTGTAGGACTCCTTGCTCTTCTTTTGATAAGGTCTTAACAATATTACTAACTTCTTGTTCTGTAGTTGCATTTGCAAATTTTTTCATAAGGTTTTTTGATACCGTAGGAGAAACTTTAATACCTAATTTACCAACAAATGGTGTTAAAGCCAATAACGCACTTACTTTTGCACCTTCAGTTTCACCTTGTTCATATTGCATTTTAGCGGCGTATAAATCCATACCAGCACTTATTAACAATAATGGCCATGTGGCGGGTAATAAAGCTAAAACTAATGAACCTGCATTAAGTAATGTAGGTCCCCAATCTTCCCAAGTTGTTTTATTAAAAAATGACCACTTGTCATAATAAATTAAGTAACCTTCTTGGTCTAAAGTACCAAAACCACTATATGTACCACCATTAATAACTTCTTTGAATTTTATATTAACACCTTTAATTGGTACTGTAAAACTTTTAACTGTTGGCTTTGTAAAAAAAGGTGGTTTTGTTGTGTATAATAAAGCTGCACTATTATCTTTGTCTATTATATTTTTTTTAAATTTATCAAATGACGATACATCATCATATGTCCAAAATTCTGTTGTGGCATCTGCTGGAATTTCATACTCACCAGACGCAGCGTAAATTTCAACTCTAGTTTGACTCTTTGCAATTTTATCTGCAAATTCTTTATTTGATTTTAATTCTTCAGGGCTTAATACTTGAGGTTTAACTACTGTTGTTGCGTCTCGATAACTTACTTGTCTTTGTGGTTTATTAAATTCAAGTTTTGATTTTCCTGTTGTAGTTAAATACGAATTTTTTTTATTGAACCAATCGGTTCTTACTTTTTCATTTTGGTACCATGCTTTTGTAGTATTAGGACCAAAAGTACCGTATCCTTGACCTTTATTTAATTTACCACTTAAATACCAAGTAGGGTAGTTATCATCTAAAAAATCTTGGAAAGCTTTGACTTCTTCAGTACTTTTTGGCTTATCTTCCTCAATAAAGTTTCTTTGCCATGGTGCGACATTCGTATAATTATTATACCAAGACGTATAATCACTTACTTCTTGATTTTTTCTATATGAAGGATAGTAAGTGGGTGTGTAGTTATATGGACTTACCGCCCCTTCTCTAGGTTTACCAAAATTTTGAGGTAATGATTGTTTTAATTTTTGTGCGTTTGCTTCTTGTCTTGTTTGAATCTTTGGTTGTTTAATCGCGTTTCTTAATGATGCTGTCGAATACCATGTATTTATCGCACTTCTTTTTGTATAATCAGTTACTGTTTTTGGATACTGTCCGTTTTTAATTTCAGGGTACAACTGTGATGCGGGCATTTTTGTTTTATTAACAGGTTCTAATTTTAAATTCCCAAATTGGTCATAATAATAATCTGACATTTGTTCAACCAAAACTTTATTTTCTGTTAAAGTTTTACTCATATCGTACTTCATACGAAGTAAAATTTCATTCAATATGTCTTGTGGATTTTGATTTTTCATTATAAAAGTGTGTTTGCTTTACCTCGAGTTAATCCCGATTCCCATTTTGATTTACCGATTTGATTTCCTTTACCTCGTGTAACACCTGAATCCCATTTAGATTTTGGGTCTAATGTATTTCCTTTTCCTCTTTTAACCCCGCTATCCCATTTTGTAACTGTTGGGTATCCCCCTTCTCCACCACCTGATTCACCACCACCCGTAGATGTTGATGCTGCAGGTGCAGGTGCGGCCTCCTCATCCTCAGAAAGATTCATCATTTTTTTAATTCTTTTAATTTCTTCGGTCAGCATTTAAAGATAAATACCTTAAGAAATTAAATTATTCGTATTCAGGTTTTGGTAATTTTTCAGGATATACAACGTAATACTCATTTAAAAATGTTTTTAAATCTTCTTCGTCAATATAATCAAAAAAATCATCGTTAGGGTCCTCACCCTCATCTTCAAATAAAAAGTCAGTTAGTGGTGATAGATATTCAAAACCAAATTCTTCAAAATAAGAATTTTCAATAACATCAGTTCTAATCATGTCTTCTTCGTCATTAACCATTCTAAAAACAACTTCAGTTATTCTCTCACTTTGGTTGTATGACACAATTTCAATTATTTCCATTTTTTTAATTCAATAAAATTTATTACCTTTGCATAACAAAATATCTCAATATTTAGCAAAAGACCATTTATAATTTAAATTATGTTATTTAAAAAACAAAAATCCACAGTTGACGTTAAAGTTTTTAGAAAAGCTTGTGTTGTAATTGACTCTTGTACAACGTATACTCAACTAAAAAGAGCAATGAATTACGTTGATTTGTACTACAAAATGTACAATGATTTTAAAACGTACAACCATTTACAAAATTTGGTTTCACAAAAAATGGTTGATGTAAAAATATTCTAATAAAAAACCCACCTTTGTGGTGGGTTTTGATATTAATTGAATTTTGAAAATCTTTTAAACCATTTTAAGGATTCCTGAATTGATTCCTTAACTTTTTCTACTTCTTCGGGGTCTTCCATTTCTCTGAACACACCACTATTGTTGATAGGTCCTTCAGAATCAAATTCATAAGGTTCCCACTCTCCACCTAAATCTTCTTTTCCATCATAGGTGTTATTCATTGCAATTTCTAAGTCTCTTAACATTGCCCTTGCATCAGGGTCGTTATCGTGTTGTGAAACGTAGTCTAAAACATCCTGTTGTTTTTTTAAACCTGAACCATAATCTTCATCTTTATCACCAGGTTCAAATTGCTCAGGTCCACCTGAATCAAAATCGTAAGCACTGAAATCAATATCAGAATAAGGTTCTTGTAATGACGCTGAAACTTCTTCAGCCATATAATCAAAACCTTGACTATACATTGGTTCAGGGTTTTTAACAGTATATCCACATTCGTTACATTCGCCTTCGTACATCATTCCACTACCACACTCTTCACACATTTCACCTTCTGCAACATAATCAAACTCATCTTGTAATTTTGCAACATCACCTTTACTTTCACGTAAGTTAAAATTTGAATAAGTCCTAACACCACCGTTAGCAGTTACTTGAACTCCTTTTTTATCGCCAGCTGGGTCGTATACTCCTATTCTGTTATCAGGTTGTTGTAGTTGCAATGTTTGATAACCATTATAAGGTTGTTTGTGTTGGTTAAGAAGGGCTTTCTTTTCCTCGTCAGAAATGTTTAACATATATCTCATACAATATAAATATAGTTGAATTTCATAATTTATTTTTTTATCATTGTTAAATGAATTTTGTTGTTGATATTGACTCGTATGCCGAAGGAGCGGTTTTGCTCAGTGGGTTTGAAGATTGTATTATTGGTATTGTTGAAGAATTTGGAAATGGTAGAAGAATGCTTTATAGTAAAGATATGATTTTAGATAAACTTAAAAGTCGAGATTCAATGACATCAGAAGAAGCTGAAGAATTTTATGATTACAATATTTTGGGTTTACACGCTGGTGAACAAAACGCAGTATTCTTGGATTTGGAACTTACACCTGAAAAAAAGGATAAAGAATATATCTACAAATTAAAATGAAAAGAAGTGAACTAACATACGGAACAGAGATAGGTTCACAACTTGTTAAAGTAGATTTAAATAAATTTGAATTATTCAAAGAAAAGAAATTAAATACTACTGATAAACATTACGCCCAAAGAATCGAAGAAATTAAAAAAGAATTAATTGACCTTTTGGATGAAAAAAGATGGAATGATATTATTTGGATGACAATTAAATTCAAACCATATGAAACATTAAAAGTTCATTTATACCAAAAAGAAGATGGTGAATATATTACAACCATAATTGGTCCTAAAGAGTGGAATAAAAACTACGATTACATTGGGACATTTGTATTGTCATCAGAATCCAATACTTTTAGAAAGATTTGAATTTAACAAAATAATTAACTAACTTTGTATTATGAAATTGATTTTAGAAAAAGGACAAAATCTTTTTTTTACGAGTGATACACATTATTCACACTCAAACATCTGTCGTGCAACAACAAGATGGACCGATGCTGATAGTGTGACTCGCGATTTCAAAAGTTTGGAACACATGAACGATACACTTGTTAACAACATCAATGAAGTTGTTGGACAAGATGATATTCTAATTCACTTGGGTGACTGGTCTTTTGGTGGTTTTGAAATGATTGAAGAATTCCGTAATAGAATTCTTTGTAAGAATGTTCACTTGGTTTTTGGAAACCACGACCACCACATTAGAAGAAACAAAGGTGGTATTCAAGAGATATTCAGTTCAACTCAAGATTACTTACACTTGGATTTACGAATTCCAAAAGGTAAAGAAGTTGACAAATTAACTTTGGTTTGTATGCACTTTCCAATTGCAAGTTGGGATGGAATGAATGATGGAGTTCCCCACTTGCACGGACACGTTCACTTACCAAGACATCAAAGGATTGGACAGGGTAAGGTTATGGATGTTGGTGTTGACGGAAATGACTTATACCCAATTTCCATCCAAGAGATTAGAACGATAATGAAGGATAGACCAGTAAGAAGTTTGTCACTTCCTAAAGACCACCATGAAAAAAGATTGATATAATGTTTTTTGTTGGTTTGATTATAGGTTTGTTGTGGGGAATTATATGGTGTTTTAAATACCATATATCCCCACTTCAAGAACAGAATGAAGAATTAACAATCGGAATGCACGATTGTATAAAATCAGGTTTAATAGATAATAAGGAAGAATAATATGATACAATATTCAAGCGAAGGTAAAAACCTTTATTTAGTTCGTGGTATTCCTGGTTCAGGAAAATCTACATTTGCAAAACAACTCGGCGCGACTCATTTTGAAACTGACACTTATTTTATGGTTGATGGTGAATATAAATTCGACCCAACCAAGCTACGAGAAGCTCATAATTGGTGTCAAGGAGAAGTGGAACTTGCAATGATTATGAATCAAACAACAGGTGACCACTCAGATATTGTCGTTTCAAATACATTCACACAAGAATGGGAAATGGAACCATATTTTCTTTTGGCTAAAAGTTGGGGTTATCGTGTGTTCTGTTTGATAGTTGAAAACAGACATGAAGGTAAAAACGAACATGGTGTTCCTGAAGAAAAACTTCAGATAATGAAAGACAGATTTGAAATTAAATTATAAAAACATATGAAAAGAATACTAACACTCTTACTCGTAATGTTGACCGCTTTTAGTGTCAACGCAAAATGTGACTGGACTGGTCATTGGATGAAAAAAGTCAATCAACAAGGAAATGTATTTACATTCCAAACAAATTTACACATGGATACCTGTACTAGTTATCTTTGGTTGGTCTATGATTATCAATTGAAAAGAACTGATACAATGCCAGATTTCAGAGGATTTACACAAATTCAATTCAATACTAAAGGTAAGTATAGAGTTGGTTTGAAGGCAATTGATAAGTGTAATAATTGCGACACCACATTCAAATATGAGGTTGATATTACAATTTTTGGTAAAGCGGATGTTACATATAGAATTGGAGTTCATAATTGCAAATCATACACTTTTGAACTTACAAATATGAATGATACTTGTACTGAATATTATTACACAATATACAAGAGTTTGTATTTTGATACTATGAGTAAAACTAAATGGGAAAAATTAACTGACTCAGCAATTTATTTCGGTTATGATTTCGATGATAAAGATTTAGTTTATTATAACATGGCTTCGCAAAGAATCGTACAACACAAATTTACGGACTCAGGTAGACACTTACTTGTTGGTTATTGGTATAACAAATGTACTGGTATTGATACATGGATTATGAGAAAAATGATTGTGTGTCCAACAGAACCAACATCAGGAATTACTAGGTTTAATAAATCAGAACCAAAATTAATCGGAGTTTACGATATGTTGGGTCGTCCTGTGTACAATATTAGAGAAAATGAAATTCTAATTTACTTGTATAGTGACGGAACAAGACGTAAAATTTATAAAACAAATAAATAAGGTATTTAATAATTAAACAATAAAATATGAAAAAACTATTATTCTCACTCGCTTTAATAGGTATGATTAGTTTTATGGGTTGTAAAAAAGAAACCATAACACCAAATCCTGAACCTATCGTAAATCTTATGGTCGATGAAGAACCAAATGCGGTTGTAGATTCTATGGGTACTGTCATCTTTGACAATCCAATGACATCTGACGTAACACCATTAACAGACGCAAAAATAATGGATTATCCTTTATTCTTGGATTATGACCCTTTTACTATGGTTGTATCAAGAACAAACAAAATCGATTCTTGTGTAAAAGGTATTGAAACTACAAAGGCAGAAAAAGAGCTGTTAACAAAGGCTCATTTGGCCAAAATAGAATGTCAAAAACAAAATAAGTTGACAATCGCAAGAATTCACAGAGAAATTGAATCTTGGGCTAAAACTCAAAAAGAAAATTACTACAAGAATTGGTATATGGTTGAAAAAGGAAAATTAGATGATTCTTTAAAAAGAGGTTTGTTAACACAGACTCAATATAAAGAAAAGTTAACTTCTTTGGAAAAAACTTGGTCAGGTAAAATGTCATACTTGAATGGTCAGGTTAAAGAAAAAATAAAGTTAAGTGTTGAAAGAGCGGAGGCTAGCGGTAAAATAAAAGATTGTGAAAAAATATATCTACAAAAAGTTTTAGATATTCTTGGAAAGACAAGATACAAGAAGTGGATTGAATGTCACAAATACAACTATAAGAGAAAATAAAATAAAAAATAATTAATATTAGAAGCCCCGAGATTTGAACACTCGGGGTTTTTTATTTATCTTTGCATCTATGAAAAAACTATTATTCATTTTATCCGTTCTTCCACTCAGTTTGTTTTCACAATACATGAGTTTCCCAACCCACTATGACGCACAGGAAACATCAAGACACATCATACACGGTGATTTGGGACATTATCTGTTAGATACTGTAGAATTTTCCGTAGAAAAAAAGAATGGTGACTTCAAAACAAAAGATATAACATCGGACAAGGTTATCGAAAACGTAACCAAAATTTTTTCAAAAGGTAATTGTGAATTTACAAGTAAAACCAATGGTGGTTATATTTTCACGATTTCAGTTATAAGTAAAAAAGATGAAACTGTAATATTAAAAAAGGTAATCTTTTATGTTGATGCACACACCCAAAAAATTAAATCAATCGAAATCATAAAAGGAGAATAATATGAAATTTTTTAGCGAAGAAATAAAATTACTTTCAGTCTATATACTTGTACTATTTGTAATGATTCAACTGTCATTAATGAATGGACAGTCTAAAAACAGCACATCTTCAGTACAAATTGATACTATGGTTAAAAAAGATACTGTAGTTAAAGTTGAAGATACTTTGATTGATGTTAAAGATAATGTCGCATTATTCATTGGTGATTCCCACACCGCAAATGAACAAAGTGGTTGGCAAAGAGTGTTGTGTAATAAAACAGGTATGAAATATAACAATGCATCTGTTGGTGGAAAAACAACTTATTGGATGTTGGAGATGGGTGTGTATAAATTAAACAATAAAATAGACTATTGTTTTGTTTATGGTGGTGCGAATGACATGTATTCAAGTCATATTACACCAACAGAAGCGTTAAATAATATTAAAGGTATTGCAAGAATGTGTAAGGGATTGGGTATTAAATGTTATGTTTTAACAGGATTTGACCCAAGAAAATGTACAAGAACCCAAAACCCAAATTATGTTCCAAGATATGAAAAACTTCAAGAACTTATTTTAACTGAATACTTGGAAGGTGCAACACCAATAGATGTAAGAGTTGTTGATAGAAAAGATTGTTGGGATAATCTATGTCACATGTCACCCGCAGGACATAAAAAAATTGCGGAAAAAATTATTAAGGATTTAAAGTTAAAAACAATCAATTAATTTTCGTATCTTTGCGTTATGTTAAAGGAATTAGATGAACTTTCAGTAAAAGGTTTGGTTACCAAACAAGTTCATAAGAACTTGCCTTTATCTATTTGGAATTATTCTCCAAAGGCACAATACGAAAGTGCTTGGGACCAATATCCGTTATTACTTCAGACCAGAGGTTTAATTATAGATAATGATGGTAATGTTGCTGCTCGACCATTTAAGAAATTCTTTAACATAGAAGAAAATAGACACACACCAACTCAAGACTTTGAAGTCTTTGAAAAGATGGATGGTTCTTTGGGTATAATGTTCAAATACAAAGGAGAGATGGTGTGTGCAACTCGTGGTTCATTCAATTCAGACCAATCGTCTTGGATGACTAAATTTGCCAATGAACATAACTACCAAAATATAATCGTTGAGGGTTTTACTTATTTGTTTGAAATAATCTATCCTGAAAACAGAATAGTTGTTGATTATAATGGTCAAGAAAGATTGGTATTGTTGGGAATAATCAACACTGAAACAGGGGAAGAACTACCATATGATGATATTTCATTTGATGGTTGGGATATTGTTGAAAAATATGATGGAATTCGGGATTATTCCGAATTGAAGGTTAAAGTTGAGCAAAACGCTGAAGGATTTGTTGTTCGTTTTTCAAACGGAGACCGAATGAAAATCAAAGGAGAAGAATACTTGCGTCTTCATAAGATAATGACCAACATATCAACCACTGGTGTTTGGGAACATTTATCTAATGGTGGTGACATCAACGAACTACTAAAAGATGTTCCTGATGAGTTCTATAACAAAGTTAAAGAATATGCCGACAGATTGAAATATGGATTTTATCAGGTTTCTGAACATTGCGGAAAATCTCATGATTATTTCCGTTATGGAAAATATGGTGATAGGGAATTTGAACCAACAAAGAAACAATTTGCCGAACATGTTCTTCAACACTCACATCCACCTTACAGACCTGTTATGTTTGCAATGTGGGATGGAAAACCTTATGAAAAGTTAATTTGGAACATATTAAAACCTGAATGGAAAAAACTATGAAGACATTTAAAGAAATTGAACGCAAATTTTTATTGAAACGTTTTCCAAGATTAGAAAAGATTAACACTGTTTATCAGATAGAACAGTGGTATCACCATGATGGATTTAGATATAGAAAACAAATTGAACTTCCTACCCAAAAGGTTGTCTTCTTCAAAACAAAGAAGACAAACCTTTCAAAGGGTGTAAACCAAGAAGAAGAAACATCATTAACTCGGGAAGAATTTGACCAATTAGATTTATCGAACTCACTTCATATTAAAAAAACCAGAACGGTAATTAAGTACAAAGGTCACAAATTTGAGATTGACAAATACGACGGAATTAACATTATTATTTTGGAAATTGAGTTGAAAGATTTGGAAGAAAAGATTATTATTCCAAAGTACATTGATAAGGAAATATTATACGAAGTAACAGGAATAAAAGAATTTAGCAACAAAAAATTAGCAGAATGACAAACGAAGATTGGATAGAAGAATTATTTCACGACGCATATAAACTCGGAATATTCAAAAAGATGCATCCAAAAATTGACGAACTACAACAATTACACCCCGATTTAAAATATGTCGAATTGGTAGAATTGGCTTTCATGGAACTTAGGAGAAAACATGAAGAAAGTACTGAAAAATTATCTGATGAAGAATTGCAGAAATATTATATAAAATATGCCTCTTTTGAAGATACTGATGACACATATACCTTTGGGGAATTTAAAAACAAAATATATAAAGACGAAAAGTTCAGAAAGGCTTATATAAATGAATAAGTGGTTTGTCAATAAAAACAAATTTTCAAGTTTTCCTGGTCACATTTGGTTTGTACCTTGTATCAGTATTTGGTACGATAAAAATACATTCTTGGAAACAGGGGTAGAAACACCCGCATTTGGTGTCCAAATCGCTTGGTTAAGATGGTCTTATGGATTTACAATACAGAAAGGATATTGATAAATGAACAACATCGATAATAAATACATTGTTGACGGAATCACTATCAATAAAACAAAAGAGGGGTATAGAGTTTTTACAATACCAACCCAACATTTTGATATTGTTAATTTAGATGAATTAACTAACGATAGATTTGATTATGAAATTAAAAGACAGGAAAAATATCAAAAAGATAGTTCCGAATTAATTAACTTATGGTTAAATGAAAATGAATAACGTAGATAAACAATATGCTGTTTATGAAAAAGAACCAGCACACCAAAATAAAGAAAATGGTGTTATCTTAGCTCCCTTCAAAACTAAGGAAGAAGCAGAAAAGGCTAAACAAAAATATGGATACACTTCAGATAACTATTACGTAGATTTATTAAAATATGAACAATATAGATAAACAATACCAGCAGCTACTCAAAGACATTATTGAGTATGGTGTAGAAAAACGAGATAGGACAGGAACAGGAACTAAAAGTATATTTGGTTATACTATCCGTCATAATATGAAAGAGGGTTTCCCTCTTTTAACAACCAAGAAGATGGCTTGGAAAACTATGGTAACTGAATTACTATGGTTCCTTCGTGGTGATACAAACATTAAGTTCCTTGTTGATAATGGTTGTCATATTTGGGATGGTGATGCATATAAAAGATTCTCAACAGAGGCAACACTAATTAAAGAAGGATATGAATCTGGTGATATTTTGGGTTCACAACCACACATTGATAAAATGTTTAGTGACCCCGAAAAATTAATAATTTTATCAAAAGAAGAGTTCATCAACAAAATCAAAACTGATGATGAGTTTGCTAAGGAGTGGGGAGAATTAGGTCCAATTTACGGTGCACAGTGGAGAAGTTGGTTCAAAATGGGAAGTGTCATGAATAATGATTTTGAATCTAATATGCAATTAATTGAAATAGACCAAATCACAAGCCTAATTAACGACCTTAAAACAAACCCAGACTCAAGACGATTAATGGTTAATGCTTGGAATGTAGGAGAATTAGCACAAATGGTTCTTCCACCTTGTCATTATGGATTTCAAGTTTATACAAGAGAGTTGAGTATAGAAGAGAAATGGGAACAATATACTAAATCAGGGTTGAATATTGAAATAAATGAAACACCATTAGAATTAAAACATATGGGAACATTGTTCTACCCTAAATCATTACCACAACGAGCAATCTCTTTAATGTGGAATCAACGTTCAGTAGATACATTCTTAGGTTTACCATTTAACATCGCTTCATATGGGTTGTTGTTAATGATGTTAGCCGATGAGGTAAATATGGTTCCCGATGAATTGATTGGTAATTTGGGTGATACACACATATACTTAAATCATATTGAACAAGCAAAAGAACAGATTGGTAGAAAGTTAACTGACGAGGAAAGGTATAATATATGGTTTAATAACAACTACGAAACAGGTATGGAAAGATATTTTGACCCTAATAATTTACCTGATTTCGATAATGAATATTATGTACCAACACCAAAAAGAACAAGAGAGCCTTTTGAATTACCAACGGTCCATGTGAGAGATGGTATTTTCTGTAGTTCAATTAATGATATTATTTTAGAAAATTATAAATCACACCCAGCAATCAAAGCTCCTTTATCAAATTAATAACATGGAAACACCTTTTATAATAGAACAAAAAACATTTCAAGATGAACGTGGTAACTTTTGTGCGACTCCTTTTTTAAATAAATCAGGAAAATCATTAGTTAAGAATTGGGTTCAAGTTAACACCAGTGTTAGTTTTGAAAAATACACAATTCGTGGTTTACATTACCAAGAAGAACCTTTTGAACAATCAAAATATCTGAAAGTAGTGTGGGGTAAAATATATAACATGATTGTTTGTATTGATAAAATAAGTCCAGACTTTGGTTTAACGTATATATTTGAAGTAGATAAGGACCACGCTGTTTTTGTACCGAGAGGATATGCAAATGGACTAATTACTTTGGAACCAAATACAATAATTCAATATTTTGTGGACAATAGTTATTCACCTGAACACGAAAAATCAATCAAATATAGTTCGGTAAAAGATTTTGACATTATAGTAAAAAGATTTACAGATTCACCTGTAATATCCGATAAAGATTTAAATGGTATTGATTTTAAAGAACTTACTACCAATTACTAAAATTCTCTTCAACAATCCAAAGAGCAAATTTTTGAATTTTTGAATTAATTTTTGGTAGACTATATTCAGAATCACCCAAAGATGATATTGCGGCATTTATTAATGCGGATTGCATTTTTGGGTGAAGTTCTCTAAGTTTGTCCATCGCTTCTTCCCTATCATCAGACAAATCCATCCATTTAACTTGGTCTTCAATCCACTCTAATGGTGCGTAAAGATAAGGTGGTGCACCAAACATATTTACAATACCTGTTTGTCTTAATGTTTCTAAATATTCTTTGGATATGTCCCAATCTTCAGGTGAAAAATTAGAATATAATTCATCTTTTTTGAAAAAATTGTCAAGTTCTTTAACTTCCAACATTAATTTTTCTGATGTTTTTAATTCAAACTCTTCAATAATCCCTTCTTTTAGACTGGTCACAATTTCAGGATAAATCATCCCTATATTTTTTTCTTCTTTATCAGGATAATCAGTATAGGTTAAAACTACTCTTAACGCATTTAAAATACCTGTCCTTTTATCATTAGTATCAATCAAATACCAAGGCGCAACTTCTTTAGTTTTAAGTAATGCGGTTTTTTTATACTTTGTGTAGTCTTCCCACTTCTCAACTGACTTTGCGTCATTTGGTGAATATTTCCAATACTTAAGTGGTGACTTTTGTCTCATTTCAAAACGCTTAAGTTGTGTTTCTTTTGTAATTGAAAACCAAAACTTGAATATAGGAACTCCCGCACTAACTAAACTCTGTTCAAACGGTCCAACACCCTCCATAAATTCTTGATATTCTTCAAACGAAGAATAACCCATTACAGGTTCAACAATACCTCTGTTGTACCAACTTCTATCAAATAATATTATCTTATTTGGTTCCATTTGACTTTGATATCTTTGAAACCAATTCTTTCTTTCTTTTTTTGTTGGTATACCTAACGCCACAACTTTAAAATACTTTGGGTCCATGTATTCGGTCATTGTTTTGATGATTGTTCCTTTACCTGCAGAATCTCTACCTTCAAAAACAATTACAAATGGTTTACCTGATGTTTTAACCATCTCTTGTAGTTTTAATAATTCAACTTGTAATGGTCTTAATTCTTTAAAAAATTTCTTTTTCTTTAATTTAGATTTTTCAATTTCAACACCACCTTTTCTCAATAAAAAATCTTCCAATTCATCATCTTCTTCTGAATCATCGGCATCGTTGTATATTGCTTGTCTAATCTTTAAAGACTCAATATATTTTTTAAGATATTTTTTTACGTTCTCAACTGTATCACCAGACTTAAGTAATTTTCTGTCAATATTTCTTAAAAATTCATCAGTAATATCTTCATCTTTTAATTGTTGTATAAATTCATCAAAATCTTCAGGATTAAGACCATCCAATTCCAATACATCTTTTAATTTTTCAATAGACTCATTTAAATCTTCTTTACCAACAATATCATCAGACTCAAGTATCCACATGTCTGTTTCAGGGATTAGGGTAAGTGTGGAACCATTATCCCACTTCATTCTATATTGATAACCAACACCAAAAGGTACTTTTTCAATTGCTCTAACTTCACCAGCAGTGCCAAAAGGAACTCTTAAAGAGTCTCCTTCCATGTAGTGACAAATAATTCTATCACCAACTTTTAATTCGGGATTAAGTTCCATAATTAATAAATACAATATTTATATATAAATATGAAGATTACTATAACTGAAGAGCAATATAATTTGATTCTTGAAGCCGCATTTATTGATAAGGTTAAAGAAAAATTGGAACAATTTAAGTCTTTAACCGAAAAAATAATATCCGATTTAAAACAATCGTATAATTTTCATATTAAATTTGGGTTGACTTATGGTGCTGGTATTGGGGCGGTAATAGGTCCAATAACTAATTTCTTACATGGTAGATATCCTGAAATTGACTCACATCAGATTAATATGTTGGCAGTTGCCGCGATAATGATTGTCTTTTTTGAAAACAAAGAAATTGAAAAGATTGAAAAAAAGATTTCAGAAGAAAATTTGGAAAATGAATTGGCTGAAGCGGTAAACTTCACATCATTCTTTAGTAGAAAATTTTCAAAGTTTTTTAATGTGTTAGGTGCTAGTATTCAAAGAGCTAGTGATATTGTTAGTTATGCATTTCTTTTACCGTTATTAACTGAAATGTACAAATTAATGTCTGGTGGACTCGATAGTCTTGATTTTGACCTCATCTCTAAAAGCATTTTGTACGCAACAGGTATTATGGTTTCATCCAATCTCCTTAAGAGAATGGTGGATAATATGAGAATTAAAGGATAATTTACTTTAATTCAAAATAGATTGTGTCATTGGCATAATACAATCTATGGGCTAGTTTCTTTTCAACCAATTTACCCATTTCTGCCAATTGTTCAGATTCAGAAAGTTTCACACCTTTAATTTTTAATTTTGGCGATTTTTTTTGTGATTCAGTCTTAACTCTCATAGGTTTAAAATATTCGTCAAGTGCAAAGATAAGCTCTTCTCTACTTTTATCAAAATTTAAACCTTCTTTTTTACAGAGATTTTTAAGTTCCACTAAATTGAGTTTTTGAAGCTCATTTTTTTCCATACCTTTTATCGTATTCTTTTCTTAACTCTTTTTTTAACTTTGAATAGTCTGATTTTGACATTGTTTTTTCATCAAATGTTCTTTTGTACCAATCGTCCAAAGCATCCTCTAAAGATACTTTTCTTAATTTCATAACTCTTCTTAAACCTTGTAAAACCGCTGGTATTTCGTGTGGTTGTAAATAATATGTATAATCTGTCGGTTGGTCTTCAAAATCTAATTCATTAAATTCTTCATCAGGTCTTAGACCGATATTTTGCATATGGTGTTCGTATTCGTGTCTAACAATATCATTTAAATCAGCAATTAAATCATAAAGTAATTCAGGGTAATAATCTTCATTGATAAAAAGAACAACTTGCATTGTTGAGCTTTCGTCATCATAGTTTCCGTCAACAAAATACTTTTGATTATTTTCTTTCCATTCTTTATTCCAATCAAAATATACACTCATATCGTGTTTATAATAATCTTCACCATTAATCTCCAATGGTAATTCATACGAACCTACTTCGCCCGTTCTAACAATTTTAATAATGTCTTTGACAATATTTCTTGTTGGTAAATCTAATCCTTCTGTTATTATGCGTTCCATATTACTTCATTTACTGAAACATAGGCACCTAAATTACAAATTTTTTCAAATAATTCAACTTCATAGGTTATTACTTGTAAAAATTTAGTGAACCTAATTGAGTCAATACTAAATTTATTGCCTTCACGACCTGATAGTAAAAACATCATGTCTTTTATTTTTTCTTTTTCAACATTTTTTATTCTTTCATCAAGGTCAAAGTCTATAATTTCAGCACTAAACATAAAATATATTACCCAATCACCAACACTAATCATAGGTTTGGCATCATTTAATTTATATTTTACTTTCATAGTACCAAATGGTGTTGGTTTATCATGTTCGTATGGTGTCCCCATAGGGAAATACATTGGAACATCATAAACATCATTTAAAAACATATCTAAACAAGGTTCTGACATTTCTATTTTTTTAGAAATATTTTCTAAAGCTTCCTCCTTACTTTGATATATTATTCTTTCCATAATAGATAAATACCTTGAATAAATTAATAATAGTAATATATTTGTTTTATGGAATTATTGAATACTCACCCAATCAAAAAATCAGACTTGGGTTTTCACGGAAATTTATTTGGTGGTAAAATTTTGGCTTGGGTTGACGCCGCAGCATCCGCACTTTCAATGCAACTTTGCGACAGTCCAAGAATGGTAACTGTAACACTTGATGAATGTAAATTCATTAAACCAGGTAAAGAAGGTCAACTACTAAAAATCTATGGAAAACCATTAAAAGTTGGTAATACATCAATCACCTTATACTTGGAAGCTCGTTCACATAGTGTTTATACAGGGGCCCAAACAGTGATACTCCACACCAAGATTACATTTGTAAGAATTGATGAAGAAGGTAATCCAATTCCAATTAGTGATAGAGCAAGAAATCGTATATCAAGAATTATCAATGGTGAAGAAGTAAAAGGTGACGTAGCCCTTTAATATCCTTTGGGATAATTATTGGTATGAAAAGACTTTTATTATTTTTAGTATTATTACCACTTGTTTCTTTTGTACCACCTAAAAGAAACAAAGTTGCATTTCAAAATGACATCTTCAAAGGAGAATATTCCGAAACTTTAGAACAACCATTATGGGTCGAATATAAGGTACAGTGTCCGACAGGAACTGCATCAAGAACGGGTATGGATTTCTACACAAATGATTCCATATTCACCTCAGACTCAAAAGATTATGAAAATAATGTATACGATAAAGGGCACTTAGCGCCAGCTGCGGACTTCAGTTGTGACAAACCAACATTATTTAAAACATTTTCTTATTTAAATTGTGCACTTCAAAATCAATACCTTAATAGAGGTGTTTGGAGGATGTTAGAAATACAAGAAAGAGACTTGGCGAAGAAGTATGAAGTTAAGGTTAAAATTGTATTGGACTTTAACGGAAAATGTGAGGTGTTGACATCAGGAGCAACGGTTCCTGTTGGATTTTTTAAGTACATAACATTCAACAAAACAACACTAAAGTATTATTTTGGAAATGAAAAACCAGTCAGTCCTAACCCCGAACATTATTTATTAAAATAATAATCAATAATAACAGATAATAATCAATAATAACAGAGGGGACCTAAGTGGTCCCTTTTTTGGTTATAAGGGGTTTGACTTTTTACAATAAATGGTTTAAACTATGAATATGAAAATGGAAAATATAAAACAGAGATTAACACAAATTTGGAAACAATTGTCACTTTACACAATTATTGCAATTACATTGACGGTTGGAATTTGTATTGGTTATTATTACGATTTTATCAAAAATAGTTTAACTAGAAATAAACCATCATCAGTTAAAAGAGAAGAAGTCACTTTAGCAATTGATGAACGTAATAATCTACTAATCGTTAAAAAATCTGACGGTACTTATACCACTTATCAAGATTCAGTAGGTTACATGATTTTCAACTTGTACGCAAAAAATATTTGGGGACAAGCTGCAAATCCTAAAACACAAACAACAGATGTTAAATAAAACAGTAAAATTCGCCTATCTTTTATTTTGTTCCGTAATATTATTTGCGGTGTTCACACTTTTCTCTGAATTTAAAACTAAAAAGAATTCAGATTATGAGATGTATGGTAAACCTAACTCACCATATAGTCTTCAAATGTATAATTCAATTGAAAAGTATTCTAATCAATATAAGATTCCAAAACACGTTGCCTATAACGTGGCATATTGTGAATCAGGATACAGAGGTCCATTTCATTGGTCTTATCAACCCGTACATATTTCAAACATGGGTGCGGTAGGACCAATGCAAATTATTCCAATGTATGCTCACAAATACGCAGGTAAACGTGTAACCGCAAATGAACTTATGAAAAATATTGACTTAAATGTCAAAGTAAGTATGAAAATGTTACGAGCGTGGTACAACATTCATGGTAATTGGACTGATGCTTGTGGTGCGTACAATTCAGGTCAACCAATCCACAACGCATACGCTATTTTCTGTTCTTCTAACAAAAATTACAAGATTAATTGGATTTCCTATTAATTTTTTGTAACTTTGTAATATGAAAATTACTTTCATTAGTGACACGCACACCAAACACAAAAAAGTAACTAGTTTGTTACCTGGTGGTGATTTGTTAATTCACGCTGGCGATTTAAGTTCTATGGGTTACCAACATGAAATCGTACAGTTCCTAAAATGGTTCAATGGTTTGGATAACTACACACATAAAGTTTTTATCGCTGGTAATCATGATTTTGGATTTCAAGATATTCCTGACGTTTGTAAAAAGTTTTTAGATATTTATGACGAAGTAACTTATCTTCAAGACAATTTACATTTGATTGGCGAAGACTATCAAACCGCAGTAAAAGTTTATGGTGCCCCATGGCAACCTGAATTTCATAATTGGGCGTTCAACTTACCAAGACAAGGTAAAGAGTTAGAAGATGTTTGGAACAATATCCCTATGGATACCGACATTCTTGTAACACACGGACCCGCTTGGGGACATTTGGATACTGTTAAATTTAATCCGACTTTTAATCTTGGTTGTGAATTACTAGCCGAAAGAATCAAAGTTGTAAAACCAAAGATTCACGTTTGTGGACACATCCACACTGGATATGGATATAAATTTGATGGTGACACACACTACTTCAACGCTGCGGTTTTGGATGAAAGTTACAACTTCACCCAAAAACCTTTGACTGTTGAGTGGAACAAAGAAACTAACGAAATCGAGTTTTTAGACTAATATGAAAAAAGAATATAACGAGTGGTATTGGAAACTATACAGATGGTTTAAGTGGGATGCCAAACATCTTCATCGTGATATTGCTCAGGGTTTTAGAAACTTATGGAAATGGTTCCCAATCATTTGGAAAGACCGTGATTGGGATGACCATTTTATTTTTGAAGTTCTGAAATTTAAAATCAAGAATACTGCTAACTATACCGAAAAAAAACAAAGGTTTGTTGGATGGGAAAACGAAGTTCGATATATGAGAATATGTGAAACATTAATTGATAGAATTCAAAATGAATATTATCAAAGTGAACATTTTGATTATTATGATTTTGACATGAATTTTGTTCCGACAAAAAATGACCTGTATGAAGCTGTGTTTGACGTTAAACGTGACGATACTGACCAATACATTAAAAAATACCCACACGCATTAAGAAGAGCCAAAAAGGACCCAAGATTTAAAAATTATTTTAGTGGTGAAAGAAATGGTTATATCGCGGTAGGTATTATTAGACACGAGAAAGCAAAAAAACTACTATTTAAAATTCTTGAACAAAGAATTGAACATTGGTGGGATTAAAAATATTGACAAAGATATGGAAAAAGTAAAAATATACCTTGACGACGTAAGGACACCAATTAAAAATGATTGGATTGTCGTTAGAAACTATGATGAGTTCGTAGATAAAGTTGAAGAAGTTGGAATTGAAAACATTGATGCGATTTCTTTTGACCACGATTTGGGTGATACCGCAATGAAAGAATACTTTGATAATGTATCCCCCAACTATACATTAAACTATGACAACATTCATGAAAAAACAGGATATGATTGTGCAAAGTGGTTGGTTAACCATTTCTACAATAAAAATCCTGAAGCAACAACAAAACATAGAATGTTTCGTGGAACAAAGATTGAATTTCCAAATGTATATGTTCATTCGGCAAATCCAATTGGAGCTTCAAACATTATGGGTTACATTAATAACTTCTTAATGAACGAAGCTCAACCACAAACCTGTGTTCGGGTTTCAATACCACACACTGTTGATGAGTAATTAAAAACCACCTTATGGTGGTTTTTTTATGTCGTTTATATTTATTGTTATGAAAAAATCAAAATTGTCTTTGAATGAAGAACTAAAAACTATAAGAAGACTTTCAGGGTTAAATGAAGGTTTGGTCGATGATATCGTAGATAAACTAAAATCATTTGGTGGTTCTGTGGTTGATAAATTTGAAGATTACATTGACAGTGATTCTGAAGATAATAAAGAAGAAAAAAAAGATGGTGAAAAGTCTATGGTTGACAAGATTAAGAATTTCTTTTCCGATAATGAGGAAATTGAGACTAAAGTTGAGAAAATTGTTTGGCCAACATGTAACTCTGATAGTAAAATCACAAGTGATTTTGATGAGATGAGAGGTTCTGAACAACACAAAGGTGTTGATATCAATGTAAATTCAGGGACAAAAATTGTTAGTCCTTTTGATGGTAAGGTTGAAGTCGCATCGTTTACCAACGACAGATGTGGTGGTATGATACAAATAAAACAGGTTGACTCAATAACAAAAGAAAAGACAAGTATGTCTGCGAAATTCTGTCATATGAAACAAATTGATGTTTCAGTGGGAGATACTGTAATGGCTGGTGAAGTAGTTGGATTATCAGGGGGAGGTGCAAGTGATAAAGGTGCTGGAAATTCAAAAGGAGCTCACTTACATTTTGAACTTTTAGACGGGAATAGACATGTTAACCCTGAAAAAACAATAAAAGACAAAAAATTTTGTCCAAAACCAAATTAATTTTTGACTTTTAAAAAAACTTTTGTAACTTTGTACCATATTTAATAGAAAACAAAACAATGACACTCGTAAACAAACATATTGTGAAACAATTTATTCAATTCTGTCAGAATTGGTATGTTCGCACATATGCAAGTTCGGGTGACCTAGGTTAATAAAAAACAGCCTAAGATAAACAACCAACCCGAACTCACAAGGTTCGGGTTTTTTGTTTTAGTTCTTTGACATATTGGTAACCAAAATGGACAGGTAGCTCAGGTGGTAGAGCACTGGACTGAAAATCCAGGTGTCGCGGGTTCAACTCCCGCCCTGTCCACAAATACATTGGTGATTAGCTCAGTTGGTTAGAGCACTACGCTGATACCGTAGGGGTCACAGGTTCAAGTCCTGTATCACCAACCATAAATTACCCTTTCGTCTAATGGCAGGACAAGTGGTTTTGGTCCACTGAATGGAGGTTCGAGTCCTTCAGGGGTAACAATATGACCTTATAGCTCAATTGGCTTAGAGCACTACACTTTTAATGTAGGGGTTTCGGGTTCGAGTCCCGATGGGGTCACAAAGGTTGATTGGGGAATCCCACAATGTTAACGTGTCGGTAGTTCGTTGTTGTGGGGGAGTTTGAACTGTCATAGTAATGCCAATCGTAAAAGGAGTCGTCCACTGAACCATCTTCTCTTTACCTTATTTAGTTCCTTAGCTCAGCGGGAGAGCACTTGGCTTACATCCAAGGAGTCGTTGGTTCGAATCCAACAGGAACTACGGAGTTTCCCCACACTTCCACATGGCAGTCGGTCCGTTAATCCGATGAAGTGGGGAATATTTGCCAGTATCGCATAGCGGCAATTGCACTTGACTGTAAATCAAGCCTCTTTTGAGTTCGTAGGTTCGAGTCCTACTGCTGGCACAAAATATAAGTCCATATGCCTGAGTGGTTCAAAGGGGCGGTCTGCAAAACCGTTATTCGTTGGTTCAAATCCAACTGTGGACTCAAAATACATGGTGTCTGTAGTTCAGAGGAAGAACACTTGGTTGTGGTCCAAGATGTCGTGGGTTCGATTCCCATCAGTCACCCAAAATTGGTTCTTTAGTTCAATGGACAGAACATGTGGCTACGGACTACAAAATGAGGGTTCGAGTCCTTCAGGAACCACATTATACAGGCCAGTAGTGAAAGGGTATCACCACAGTCTCCAAAACTGTTATTGGCGGTTCGAATCCGTCCTGGTCTGCAAAACAATTTTTGGTATTGTCAAGTTTTTTCTTTAACTTTGTAGTATGGAAAAAGAAATAATATCTGAAATGGTTGATGATATGATTAATAGTTTTGGACTTTTCCAATCTGAAAACGAGAATTTCAAAACTACATTCAGTTATGAATTTTTGGGATATTGGAACAATAAATTAAGTATTGCTTTAGTTACTGAAGTTGACTGTATGGAAGTTTATCGTAATAACGATAATGTACCTGAATTTCAGTACATTAGACGTAAAATAGACAAGGATATCAAAACCATCGAGAAATATGGTATTGTAGATAATCACCCATACACTCACACACACTTAATAAGAAAAAATTTTGAATTTTGGAAAAATACTGAATTGAAAAAATTGAAAAAAAGGGTTAAAGAACGTTTTGGTAAATATGTTCACGCAATCAGAGTAGATTTTGATAGTAACTATACTTTGTTTCCACGACTCAAAGTAATATTCAGTAGAGAATATTCAAATTGGGGTAATACGAGATATGACGCAATTAGAGAAATTCAAAATTTAATGTCTGAACTTGGATTCTCTAAACAGATAAGACTTAATTGGTAATTTTGCCGTTTAACTTTTTTGCCGTATCTTTGTAGTATGGAAGTTCAATATATCAGCAGCGTTAAAGGTATCAAAGGTTATGCGGAATCACAAATCGCAAAGGGTGAAACCAATGACTGTGTTGTTAGAGCATTTGCATCTTCATTTGAAATGGAATACGACGAAGCTCACAAGATTGTTGCAACCGAATTCAAGCGTAAACCAAGAAAAGGTACATTTGGTTTTGCAACAAAAATGAACTTGTTCGCACAAAACGAAACCAAATTCAACGATAAGGGTGTAACTAAAATTTCACACGAACACAACACCATGTGTTACTACGTAAATGTTAAAGGTGTGAAAACCTTGAGAAATTGTACCTTGAATTACTTCCTTAAAAATTATGGTCAGGGTACTTACGTTGTTATTGTTCGTGGTCATGCGTTTACAGTTAAAGATGGTGCGGTGATTGGTAACTCAGAAGATGCAAAAAAGACAAAGAAACACATCGTAGGTGCTTGGAAAATAGGTTAATACTTTCTACCTTTGTAAGGTTCTTTGACATCTTGAAATAATACCGAAGTGGCGTAAAGGTAGCCGCGTTAGTCTTAGGAACTAATGTCTTCGTGACGTGTGGGTTCGATTCCCACCTTCGGTACCAAATATCAGTGTGGTGTAACGGTAGCCACGGTTGTCTCAAAAGCAACTCCCTCACGGGGTGTAGGTTCGATTCCTACCACTGATACAAATTGGCAGGTAGCCTAGAGGCCAGGCAGCAGACTGTTAATCTGCGACTTAAATGTCTACGTGGGTTCGATTCCCACCCTGTCAGCAACGTGAGACTAAGACACAGAAACAATATCAGGTCAGTGGAGGGGAAACCCGTAGAAGCGTTTTAACACTTGATAAGTAACGGATACCTCACCATTTTGGTCAACTACGTAATGCGGGAAGGTACCCAAATCCTGAAGACACTACGGTCCATAACCATTTGGACGCGAGACGTTGTAAGGTTGTCTAGTGCAGGTTCGAGTCCTGTGTTGACCAAGAGAGCTAACCCAGCTTCACAATGAAGGCTAATACCGTCGGAGTGGGGGTGACGGTCAGGAAAGACTGACTTTTTTAAATAAAAGTTTGGCAGATTAAAAAATCTGTTGTAATTTTGTATCAGAATATGGGGGGACGGTTGTTGGTGAAGTTGGTGGACCGTCCTCCCTGTCTGTTAAGTTATTTGAAATAAAGATATTGATAGTGGTCACTCTTACAATGAAAGTCGACAAAGTAATTGTAAGGTTCATAGTGTTCAGCACCCTCTGCCAAGGCCTTGAGAAAACTCAAAAGAAGCAGTTAAGATTGGGACGAGACGGGTATCCCATCACTATCATAATATAGTCAGGTGGCGGAATGGTAGACGCTCGCTTCAAGGTGCGGATAGTCAACGAAATGTAAAGCTAACGTACAGGTTCGAATCCTGTCCTGACTACGAATGTTCAATAGTGGTAATTACGGGTCCGCCTCCTTGCCTGGAAATATACACTGGACAAATTAAGGGAGGCAACATAGTCAGGTGGCGGAGAGGTAAACGCCCCGAATAGTGAAACGGAGTGGAATAAACCGCAGTATAGTTGAGATACACACAAGGTCCACATGCAGGTTCGAGTCCTGTCCTGACTACAGACTCTCATCTATAGCTGTGTAGAGAACTGATGAGAATTGTTGGAGGACACAGACCTCACGAACAGTGGTTTAGGGCGAAGGTAGCACCCCTATCACGAAGAGTACCAAAAACCAAATGGTTTAAAAGCTCTTCAAACATAGTCAGGTGGTGGAATGGTTAACACACCCACGTCGTGGACTAAGCGCAATTTACAGGTTCGAATCCTGTCCTGACTACACGTTCCGAGACACTACAACGGATAGTGTGCCCAACACGATGAGAAACGGAGTGATGACCGTATGGGAACCTACATTGGAGTGGATGGGGATAACTCCTGAGCAAGTCAGCTCGACCTCGTAAGGACAAATGATTATTCCTAACCTAGTAATAGGGACAGCCATAACACTTGTAAGTTGGATAGAATAGAGTGTTACATAGTCAGGTGGTGGAATGCTAAGGGTAGAGTGATGATTGATTGGAAGACATTAAGTTGACACCCATTCGATACGTAGCTTAATACAGGTTCGAATCCTGTCCTGACTACCAATATGGACACAAAATATATTATTACTGAATCAGGAAACATTGTTGTGTTTGGTCCCGTATTCAATCATTCGGATTTCAGACATATGAATCCTGTAAGAGCTGGATTTATTTCTTTTGGTGTAAATAAAGACGGAAATCCAACCTGTTCTTGTTATGGTAAAAGTATTAGTTTGGGTATGGAATCAGACCCAGAACTTGATACAAGAATTGCAAAATTTCAGTTGGATTTAATGGATTATTAAAAATAATTATCCTATAATTATGTCAGTCAGATGGCGAAACGGAAGACGCTTAGTCCAGTGAAGTGAAAATTATAAGTAACAGAGGACGAATACCGTAACTGCAGTAATTCGGTTCTACAGGTTCAAGTCCTGTTCTGACTACAAAAGACCCCACAATTAACAGAAGTACTCGTCTGTTATGGTGTGTGAACCCGACTGGAAGTCTTCGGGGCTATGGGGGATAGATACACAGAGTGAAACACATATAACCTCTTATAAACGGGGTTCATTGGGAAGGGGAAGTTCTTCTTAAGTATGTGGGAATCTCAAAACAAACAGAGTTCCCCAATTATGGATTAAGGGGGTGAGGGGCTTTAATTAGTCGTAATAGAATCCACAAGTTGTAGAAATACTGGACAATTCTACAATATACACTCATATCTTCCGAGTGAGACTCCCACGTAACTATGGGGGTAGGGTCGAAGATGTCCTGAGGGTAGCACTGAACGCTGTATTGAAAACTCTATGACTAATCGATTAGATAAGTAAATATGGACGGAGTGTGAGAGTACAGGTCTGACGTGGATGGTTACTAAGTCCTATCGTATCGTAGGAATATCGTCAGAAATATATTACGGATAATATCTAACAACTTAAAGGGTACTTCTGTAAATCCGCAGAGATGATACAGTACCCTTTTTTATTTTCTTTGGTTACTTTGTATTTATCATTAAGTTCAAGGTATGCCGAAAGTAAACGGAGTCGATACTTCAAGTATCAGTAAGGTAAATGGTATTTTAAAAACAAATATATCCAAATTAAATGGGATATCTGGTTTATTTGATGCATCACCAACACCAACGCCAACAAATACTCCAACTCCAAGTATTACACCGACAAGAACTGTTACACCAACGGTGACTCCTTCAATAACACCAAGTATTACACCGACAAGAACTGTTACACCAACGGTGACTCCTTCAATAACACCAAGTATTACACCGACAAGAACTGTTACACCATCAGTTACACCATCAATAACACCATCAGTTACACCATCAATAAGTGTTTCACCAACAAGAACACCAACTGTTACACCATCAGTTACACCATCAATAAGTGTTTCTCCAACAAGAACACCAACTGTTACACCAACAAGAACTCCTACCGTTACACCTACCGTAACACCTTCACCATCCGCTGCTGCATGTAACGATGTTAATGCAACATATGGTTCAACAGGTCAAGAATTTACTTACTGTCCACAAAACGTAACTGTTTCGTTAAATGGTACTAACTTGTCAAACGCAACTACAGTATTCGCATTTGGTTATGGTTGTGACCCTAATTTCTTGGCACCTGATGGATATTATGGTGACGGTTCAGGTAATTATGAATGGTCTGGAGGTGTGTTAACCCCGAATCCTACAATAGTTTTCGTAACTTGTAATACTGTAAACCTTTATACCGCACCTATGGCTAATGACATTTGTAATTGTATAGCACCTAACATACCATTTGGTCTTGATAGTACTCCATTAACATCCGCAAGTGCAATCTACACAGATTGTTGCACGGCAAATTTAGCAGGACCTGGTTGGTATTCAGAAAACTGTGGTACGGGTAGTATTGCTCGTGAATGGGATGGTACAGCATTTATTGGAGCACCATATACATGTCCATAATTTGATATCTTAACTTTTTTATTTTAATTTTGTATTATGAAATATACTGTAAACACCTATGGTTGGAGCATGGAAGCTCTTGGTAAATCACTAACTGACGAACAAGTTCAACTTATCAAAGAAAAAATGGTTGAAAAAGGTTATGATGAAACATCAGAAATAAGATTTGAAGTTGAAGACTTTATGGAATTTGACCATTGGGATGGAGATTTGTTCCATGTTTCAAAAGCAATAGATAACCAAACATTACATTTTGAAATTGAAGATGAAAACGGAGAAAAGGTCGTTGCGTTTGGAATTGAAGATATTTCAAGACCATATGATGAAGATGGAAATGAAAAATATGAGTATGATGAATTTTCTGCTTGGCCAAATGAAGAAACTTCAACAAACATTTGGTTAACAATCGATGAAAGTAAGGGTGGAGTTTTCACATACGAGATTGAATCTGAAGATGTTCCAAAACCTGAAGACTTTTCATACTCTATTGGTTGTGTTTCAACACCCGAAGGTGATTGGGATTATATCAACAATATCTATTTCAAGGGTCAAGAATTGGAAATAGTTGATTTCTTGGACAATACAGGAAAAGCGGCAACAATAGAAATTTTCACGTTAGAAGATATCTAATTGTTAAAAGGCGAGGTAGCTCAATTGGTCAGAGCGTCTGTTTCATACGCAGAAGGTTGTCAGTTCGATTCTGACCCTCGCTACAAATTGATTATTAACAAATATTAACTTATATTTTATTTAATGGAATCTTTATCAAAAGTAGGAAACGGAATCGTGGGGTCCGAAATCATTAAAATCTCACAACAAATCAAGGAAATTGCGAAAAATAAACCCGTAGCAAATTTAACCATAGGTGACTTTGATTCAAAAAAATGGCCAATACCATTTAGACTCAAACAACTTATTGAAAAATATTACGAACAAAACTATACAAACTATCCGAACTCACAAGGTGAATTGTCGTTGCGTGAAGCGGTAAGTAATTACTTGAACAGTCAATACGAGTTAAACTATAAACCAAGTGAAATTCTTATTGGTGGTGGTGTTAGACCGTTAATCTACACAGTATACAAAGGTACTGTAAATCAAGGTGAATCTGTGATTTATCCAGTACCATCTTGGAACAATAACCACTATTGTTTTCTTCACGGAGCAACCAAGAAAGAAATTGAATGTAAACCTGAAAATTCATTCTTTCCTACGGTTAGTGATATTGAAAATAGTATTGATGATTCAACATCTTTGATTTGTATTTGTTCGCCACAAAACCCAACAGGTAGGGTAATTCCATCAGAAACGTTAAAAGGTATTTGTGAAGTCATTATTAAAGAAAACAAGTTAAGAGCAACACAGGTAAATTCAAGACCAATATATCTTTTCTTCGACCAAATTTATTCCGATTTAACAGATAAAGAATTATTCACACACCCATTGTATGTTTGTCCTGAAATAAAAAATTATTTGATTTGTGCTGACGGAATTTCAAAATCATTAAGTGCTACAGGTATTAGAGTTGGTTGGATTTTTGGACCACAAGATGTTATTGGTAAATTAACCGAAATATTTTCACACATTGGAGCTTGGGCACCAAAACCTGAACAAAACGCAGTTGCGGAATTTTTAAATGAAGAAAGGGAAGTTCACAAAGTTCATACAGAATTTACACGTGGTGAGTTCATGTATTATAGTTCATTGATTTGTGATAAAATTGAAGAATTAAAAGAAAAAGGTTTTAGAGTTGATTGTCAAAGACCTGAAGGTGGAATTTATATTTCAGTTTATTTTGATTATGCAAAATCATTTAGCTCAAGCGAAGAATTTGTTTATCATTTAATTAATACCTATGGACTTGGAATTGTACCCTTTGAATTTTTTGGTTCAAAAGAAAACAGAGGATGGTTTAGAATCTCTTTAGGTAATATTGATGACGAAAATATTGATGAAATAATAGATATTATTGAAAATTCAGTATTAAAACTACATCAATTTGTAAATTCAATGGTATTTTAATTGACTTTTTTTAATTTTGACTATATTTAATTAAAAAACAAAGACTTTCGATGCAAATTATAAAAAATATCACCATAGGCACAGAGACAGGGGCTGATACTTCACTAGTGAGGGTGGGATGATATTGAATAAAAATATTTAAAATCAGAACCCACCCACAAGGTGGGTTTTTTTATTTTAATTTGTTTTTATCAAAAAAAAGTAGTAACTTTGTATCATAGTTGAGAATGGTTCTTTGACATACGAGAAAAAAAATGGCCCTTTCGTCTATCGGTAAGGACAGGTCCCTTTCACGGACCAGAGACGGGTTCGATTCCCGTAGGGGCTACAAATGAGTTATATCTTCAGGTACCCGTACCGCTAACGTGGGGCTAAGTAAGATACAATTTCGTACTGCGGGAAGTAGAATGCCTGTCTGAGATAACTCAAAATTGCCTCCATAGCTCAGTTGGCCAGAGCAGCTGATTTGTAATCAGCGGGTCGTTGGTTCGAATCCGACTGGAGGCTCAAAATAAATCGCGAGTTGGTGTAATGGTAACATATTGGGCTCATAACCCAAAGTTCCGAGTTCGAGTCTCGGGTTCGCAACTAAAGTGTCTTGGTGGACAAAATATGTTTGATTCTACCAAAATTGCGGGTGTCGTATAAAGGCTATTACTCCAGCCTTCCAAGCTGGAGATGGGAGTTCGATTCTCCCCACCCGCTCAAAAAGAACCCTTCCTTACAGAAGACAGATTAGCACTGTTGAAAGAGACCTTGGCTTCGTGGGAGTAGCTACCCAATGAAGTAATCATGACCTGAGGTATTCTGTGATGGACCCTGCTCTATGGTGCACTCATACCAGGTGAACAGTAAATTATGTTCAGTCAAATCCACAACTACGGTGAGCGTAGAAGGAAAGTTTCTTTTATTGCGAGAGTAGCTCAGTTGGTAGAGCATCACCTTGCCAAGGTGAGGGTCGCGTGTTCGAATCACGTTTCTCGCTCAATGAGTAAGAGATACTCATCAGTCTTTCATCCAAGACTCATTTAACAATGGATGGGGATAAAAAATGTCCACCGACGGACTTTCGATTCGGAACTACGGATGCAAGACCAGCTTCGCCGACGTAAAGGTTGACTTTTTTATGGGGGATGCTCCACAGGTTTTTGAAATAGAAAAAACCGAAATGACTACTCACCAGTAATCTCAAGGTGGGGAATAACGGTCCGTTAGTTAATCGGCTATAATCCTGCCCTGTCACGGCAGTGTGGCGGGTTCGACTCCCGCACGGACCGCAAATTTCAGTTAGGGTCGAGCCACGTTGTGCCACGACTGAAAAATAGGTAAAGAAGGATTAGAGGTGGCCGTGACTACTCTTTACCAAAAAATTAAAATGAGCTTCCCTACACCATTCGGTTAGTGACTAGTTAAAGGGGGACAAAAGTGGTACACAAGTCCACGGCTCATTTTTTTTATATTTATAGATATGTTAAAGAAATTTTGGTCATATCTCACATTCATTGAATACCACAGAATGAAGTCTATGATACATTCAGGATGGGGTAAATTCTAATGGGCTGTTAGCTCAGATGGCTAGAGCACCTGCCTTGCACGCAGGGGGTCGAGAGTTCGAGTCTCTCACGGTCCACAATTTTAAATTAACAGATATTTATTAAACATGATATTGTCTGAAGGACGTAAAGAAGACGTTTACAATAAATTCAAAGGTAAAATCGATTCTGAAAGAAAATTAAATTCATTGATTGAACCTAAATCATTCTACGACATTGTGTTGGAAGAACCTTTCATGGAACAAACCAACTACAAATATTTGGAACCATTACTTACTCAACATTTTTTATGGAATGATGTTTATCCAAGACAGGGTAAAGAACTCGAAGAGTTGGAACCAAACATGGTTTCCACTGCAAGGGATTATTTCATAAACATCAGAAGAACAATTGCAAACATCATCCCAAAACTAGAATTTTTTGATAGAAATAAAGACAAATACCAAAAAAAAGATTTCAAACAATATATTGGTTGGGATTTTGATAGAGAGTTTTTGGATTTGACTGATGGGTTGATGAGAGCTCAGAATGAAAAGAAAGAAAAAGAAAAAGAGAGAAAAGAAATTGTAAAAATTTACGAAGATAACAGAGTGTTAATTGTAAAACCTTTATCACACGTTGCATCCTGTTATTACGGAGCAGGAACAAGATGGTGTACGACCATGAAAGGTCAACCTGAGAGATTCAAACAATATACTAGAGACGCAAATCTTTATTACATCATTGTTAAAGGTGTACCATCGGATAATAAATTCTACAAAATAGCCATTAATCCAAAAAAAGGTCAAATGTTGAGAAATTCAACTTTTTATGATGCGTCAGATAACACCATGTCAGCATCAGAAAAAGAATTATTCTTTTCTTTGATACCACAAGAAGCATCGGCAAAACTACAAGAGGATATTAATGAAAGTTTCAAATCTCAGTGGAAACGAGATATGATAGACCAAATCGAAGATTTGACAACTATCCAACAACGAACTGTAATAAAATTATCAAAAACAAAAGAATTAACTTTAATATTACGTTTTGACGATTGTCAACCTGTAGATTTTGAAGATGAAACAAACGATGATGATTATATCAGATTTACATGTAGATATAGATTATCACCATATCCTTACGAGGTTATAGGTGCGACGAGTGTTTTTGATGACGATGGATATATTTTAGGTATTATAGAAAACAAACGTACACACATCCAATATAATTTGGTGTTTGAATCGGACCCTCGTTTTGAAATTAATCCTGAAGATAAAGGAGATACACATTTAAATGATGACTTTGAAATAAATTTTTCGAGTTCAGTTGAAAAAGACAAATTTGACAGTACAATGGATTTCTTGTTAGAAAGAACCATGCAAAAATTAAAATACAAAGTTCAAAATTCAGAAAATCTAAAAGTTTATATGCAAAAATTAGGTTTAAAGGTACCAGCACAAAAATACGGAACAGGATTTTCATTTAGTAAACCAACAGAAAATATTATAAAATTTTATGAGGTAATGGACAGTATACCTGAAGGGGAACCAATAAAGAGGGTGGATTTCATGGAAAAGGCGGGTATGGTTAAGAAAAAACCTGATGGAACATATGTCAATAGAGGTGGAGGTAATATCACAATCAAAGGTTATTTTTCATCGTGGTTTTCAGCATTAAACGCGGCAAAAATTATCGAATATGTCGGAAAAAAAGGGTTCAAAAAAGGACCTCGTTACGAAGAATTTAGAGAAAAAATATTTTCAAAATAATTTTTTAAAAAATTGTTGCTGGTATACCCAAAATAACTGATTTTTGGTATATTTATTGGACGAAGGTAAATCCCCAAACTTAATGGACCCAAATCAACTAAATAACGAAACTATGCCCGAAGTGGTTGAGCAGAATTTGACTGCACAAATCGAAGAACAGGTCGAGAAAATACTCGACTTCAATTACGATATGTTCGGTTCTTGGGAAGATGAATGGGATAACTCACAAGGTGATATTATTCTATTTATCTGAACTGTTCAATTACTAACCAAACGGTCATTAGTCCACACAATAAAGTGAAGGACCAGCCAATTATTTTGTAAGAAAATTCTATTTGGTCTCTACGTTTTCCTTGCCAATCAAAATTGTTATCCATTTTTATTTATAAGTAGTTGTTTAATTCAGAATTTTGTTTTAATTTTGTACCGAGTATGACATATAAACATCAATTCAAACGATTTCTACAAAAGTTAGCGGTCGACATATCACGAAGATTGGACCCTGCCAATATTGAAAAAAGTTCTCACGGTAGAGAATGTTATTCAATTTGTCAGAAATTGGTTAACAACCCAAACACTGAACTTATTGTTTCACCTTTGTCTTCAAAGAAATACATTAAATGTGACGACTCAAATATTTTTGTAATTCTTCAGGGTAGAACGGTACAAATTATTAATCACATCTATAGTTATTCTATATTGACGGATGAAAAAACTTGGGAAAAAATAATGAACCTTTTTAACCAAGAACAAGAAAAAAGATGTATTAGACTTGAGTCTGAAGCCGAAGTGAACATAAAAAAATCGTTGAAGAATATAAGTAGTAATTTAGACAAAAAATAATATGAAAAGTAGTAATTTTAAATCAGCCTATCGTTTTGGTGGAACCGTGTTCATTCTCACAGTTCTAATATTTTCACTAATCTTTGGATTCTTATTCAAAGGATGTAGTTCAGACAA